TAATCTCATTCTCTGATATTCTATGATCCAAACAAAAACTTGCACCAATTGCAAAAAAAGAAGAGAGATTACACAATTTTTTAAAAATAACCAATCAAAAGACGGATATTTTTGTTATTGCACTCCCTGTAAAGTTATAAAGAATAGAGAAAGTCGTCGTCGGCATCGTGATAAATATAACGAAAAAAGTCGAAAATATAATAATCTTCCTTATAGAAAAATATATAATCAAAAACGTGCAAAAATATACTATAAAAATGGTGGAAAAGAAAAACAGAATGCTGCTAGACGGAAATGGAGAAAAAACAATCCATTAAAATATTTAGAAGAACAATTAAAAGAGAATTATAATATAACTTTACATGATTATGAGACATTACTTAAACTACAATATAACAGATGTGCAATATGTAGAAAACATGTAATGAATTTACCAAAACGTTTATATGTCGATCACTGTCATAAAACTGGTAAAATAAGAGGATTACTTTGTAATAGTTGTAATACAGCATTGGGACTTTTAAAAGACGATATTTCATTATTTAAACGATCTATTGACTATTTAAATAAAAATATAGTATGATGTAGCAGGAGGATATATGGAGCCAGATCTTAATGGAATTCAAGAAAACTATATGGAGTCACTCTACACATTAGTTGATGAAATAGGTCAAGCTTTAGACTTTGGTGATTTGAATTATGTGGAAGTTCTTTCCAAGAAACTTGTTTTGGAATTGAGTAGAAAAGACGAATATGGCATTTATTAAACATAAAGACAATCGGGACGTTGCTTTCGAGATTATAGAAGATCGAACGGTGCATAATTCAGATGAAGTTGTGTTGTTTGGTCTTTGGTGGAATATTGCTTTTCCTGAACCATTTCCTATAGCTCAAAGTAAATATGGGATGATTCGAGCTTGTAAAGAAGTGATTACCATTCCAATAAAAGACTATTCAGATTGGGAAGAATTCCAATCCGTGTTGGAAACAAGAGACGCAGTTAAAGCTACTAAATTTATTTCTAAACATTCGGATTAATATGCTTAAGATTACAATAGAGGTTATTCCACATGGTCAATATGAAGATAGGTTCACAATCGATGAGGTCTTTATCGCAAATGTTGGCGGGGATCGTTTCAAAGGTAATTACGACGTTTGGTTCAAAAAGGACCCAGCTGGTTTGGATAAAGCTGATCGTCCTACGCCTGAAGTATCAATTAAAGGCTTCAAACGTAATTTGGGAGCTCGCGAACTTCTTAGACAGGCTCTCAATAAAGCTTTCGCCAAAGCCAGTAAAGCTAAACGTCGTAAAGAAGAACGTTTATCAAGTTCTGGGTCCGAGTGACGCTTTCTTTGGAAAGAAGTATTTCGAGTTGTTCATGGACACAGTGGACTTTGACCATGAATTAGGCAATTGTGAAACTACTGTTTATGACTCACTTTGGCGAATAGAGAATTATGCTAAGTCTAAATGTTGGAAGTATTGTGGGGTAGTAAAGTTTAAAGTAAAGATTCTAGATGTAGAGGAAGTAGTTCCTCAAGATCTATTTAATCCCAAAAACTTAGTGACTTATAAGCCAGGTAAAAATGGAAGATATAAAAAACAAGCAAACAGAAATGGTTCTAAAACCAGGAGAAAGCTTTAGTGTCGTTGGGGCTAATTATCCGGTTGGCAGTCGGTTTCGTGATGTTGATATATATATTGCGGGAATTCTAGCCATCGTAATATAATCATTAGTACAGATGGTGAACAAATTATAATTCGACCAGAAAAAGAATAGAATGAAATACTTATTTTTAGCTTTATTTTTATCAGGATGTGCACCCAAAGGAACCGTAACTATTTTCCTTAAAGAGGAAGATAATCGATTTTACAATATGAAGGGTGAAAATTGCGTAGAAAGCGGCTACGTGGTTAGTAAAGCTGAAGTCTCTTCTGGATATCTTTTAAGAACTACCTATTATAATTGTGAAGTTACCAAGGAACATAAACTAAAAGACTTTGAAGTTAAGCAGTGGATACTCCCAAAGAATCTACCATGAAATTGATTAAGTATCCAGATCCTATTCTAGATATACAGTCAGAACCCATCTTGGAGACGGAATTAGAATACATTAAATCCATTGTTCCTGATATGGCTAAAATCATGAAGGATAACAATGGGATAGGATTAGCCGGGGTACAGGTTGGTATACTAAAGACTTTTTGCATAATGTATAATCAGTCAACTCAGGGTATTGACTTAATCATTAATCCTGTTATACTAAATCAAGATTCTGAAATGATTAAAGGTGAGGAAGGTTGTTTGAGTTTACCGTTATTTTGGGAAAGTATAGAACGACCCTTGGAAGTAACTGCTGAATTTATGGAGGAGAATTGGCAAAAAGTACGAGCAGTATTTTACGGATTAGAAGCGAGATGTTTAATTCACGAATTGGAACACATGATTGGTCAACCAATTCATAATTTGGTATCTCCTATGAAAAAGCATATGTGGGAAAAGAAGTTAATCAAGAAGGGATTATTATGAATTATGTTTTTGTACCAACTCACGTTATTTGTACTGCAAACTGTACCACGAAAGGACCATTATGAATCCCGACATCTTCGAAGCGACTTACGAAGTCTCGGCAGAGCATGAGGCGGTGAGTGAAGCTAGAGATTGTAGAATCTTCAGACCGTAAGCCCATCATTGTTCTTGAACCCGAAAGCGTTTTTGAAACGTTGTGGCTTGCTGAGGTTCATTTTCTTATCAAGGTAAATTCGACGACACATTGTGATTCTGGACGCAGAACATTTGGTTTTATGAAGAAAGAGAGCGAGGAAATGACCACCCCACCCGAAGACCGCTTGGCGGAGATCGCCGAGAAGGCATACCACAGCAAACTTCATTCTGGCTCAGTCATTACACCCGAAGATGTGGAGTGGCTCATCTCTGAGGTTGAGCGAACGAGAGCCGCACTCAAAAAGGCGATGGGGGCTTTAAAATATTCTGCTGAATTATGTGACAAAGGATATTCAAGATCAGAAAACAGGTCTCACACGATCACAATATCAGAGGATGATTTTTATAGTTGTTGCGGGCTTCCTAGGGATCTTAATGAACAAGCCCTAACCGAGATCGAAGCGATCCTTAAGGAGGAGAAATAAATGGGTAGTGGTTTTGGAGATATTCTTAAAGGAACTTACTTCTTTAATCCTAACGATGATGACGATGAATTGACCATTCCCTACTATAAACCGCTTATTAGTGAACAGGAAGCCAAGGAAATCTTTGGAGACGCTATTAAATATCCTCCTATTTCGAAAGATCCCTGGGATTATTATCCTATTCCGCCAAAAACATGTCATCATGAATGGGTAAATTATACAGGGCTCCAGGAGACCTTCCAATACTGTAAGGTATGTCAGGAGAAAAAGAATGCTTGACGAATGGCTGATTTTAGCACTTTCTATTAATGTTATAGCATTTTTATACAATTGCTTTATGGTCTATTCTATCCTCTATAGGGGGAAGGATACCGGATTTGGCCCAACTACCCATATAGTATTTATCTGGCTTCATACTTATTTGTTCTTTATGTTGTTTTTTAAGTTGACAAAAATTGGACAGCTAATGTAGAATTAGATAAGGAGTTAATATTAATGAAGAAAAAACGTCGTATTCAACCACAAAACAGCTTTGAACGATTGGTCACAACTAACGTTCAAAAAGCACTTAATAACGATATGCAAGTTATGCAACAGCAAGTTCTTTCCCAAGTACGGGCCGATGTAAAGCACACCCTTTCAGCTTTGGATATCGAAATTGGTGCATTGATTGAAATCGTCAAGGAAAAGCTTGGTGTTTCTTCTGAAGAGTTCCAAGATCGAATGCTTAATTTAGAAGATAAGCTAGTTGGTTTGGAAGTCACAACTGAAGCTATTGCGACTGGAGATCGAGTTCGCTTTGAAGTTGCCGAGCAAGATAAGCTAGATGTTACTCGACAACTTATGCTCGATAATGTCGGCTTTGGACCATATAATGATAATCATATGTTTAAGGACGTTGAAGCCGCTCTTATCGGTATGACTACTGGAGAATCTAAGAATATCGATCTTAAGATTGGCGACCAAGAATTTAAGTATAATATCAAGGTTGCTAGGGTTTCTAGAAAAGTTAAAACGGAAGAAGCAGCTACAACTAATTAATTATTAAGGAGGAGTTATGGTTAAAGTAGAAAGAATTAAGGAAGTTGGATATATTCGCAAAATTAATAATCAAACAGTAGAAGCGCATTACAGCGGTATTATCAACTACGTATCTCCCGCGTTTGGTAATCATTTTATGGTATTCTCCAGTGCCTTGAATCAAATTAAATGGGTTGATGAATTGGATGCAGCTAAGAAGCTTCATCAACAGCTTCAAAAGCTAACCCATACTAATTTGAATGCTTCATATCCTAAAGAACTCGGTGAAGTATTTAAGAAAGTAGATGTTATCAAATAATGAAGGGTAAGAAGTACGTCACTTTACAAGACCTTAAGCGGTTGGCTAAATCACAGTCAACCGCTGTTGATTCTTATTACGCCAAGAAAGATTACCAAACATTGGCTTTTGAATGGATCGCCGAATACCAAATAATGGTCGGTGTAAATAAGATTTATGCTACTCCTATTTATGAGGAGTTTGTCAAGTGGTGTAAGGATAAGCGCGTTACTAATATACCAAGTATTTCAGTTTTTGCTAAATCATTTAAAAAGGTAATTCAATCACGGGTGGTTAGGGGTAAAACAGTGTATTATATAAACTATACCTTAGAGGAATTAAAAGCACTCCGTGAAACGAAAGAAAAGAAAGAAGCTAGAGATACCAAAAAAGAAGTCAAAGAGATCGAAGCCCAAGAAAGCTAAAAAGCTCTGGGGATTAGAACCGCTTACCTTCCCTAAATACTCTAGATATTATGCAGATCAGGATTACGCCAAGAATTTATCTGAAAAGGATAAGGAATGGTTATCGAAATTTAACGAAGAATATTATGGCAATACCTTCAGAAAAGAAGGCCCAGTTGTTCATAAGAAGTACAAGAACAAAAAACGTGAGCTATATGGATTGACAAACTCTCGTTATCGTGATATGTATAATCAACGTATTAAGTATAGTATTCAAGATATGTCAAATGATTCTGAGCATTATGAACCGGCACTTGGAACGTATGTTATAGAAGATCATTTAATCGATGTAATAGATCATAAAAATGATCTTGTAAAGACAGTCTTTAAAGGGAAGAAAGATGAATAGCAATCCCCAATACGGGATAAAATGCCCCCGATGTCAAGACATTATTTTTAGCACGTCTCGACATCATGAGCAATTTTGTAAGTGTGGTAAGGTCTCGGTGGACGGCGGAACTGATTATCTAAGATATGGTTGGGCTAACGATATTGACCCTAATGATATTATACAGGTAGTGAGAGGTTCATTATACATTGCGGAAGGGAATGGTGCTTAAATGCCACATATTACAGACAATGCATTAGCTATATTAAAAGAGCGAGGATATGCAACTAATGCTGGAGAGTTTGCAGCTTGGATAGCAATCCAGTGTGTGGAATATCTTAAGTTGAATGGTAAAGGGTTTAAACAACGAGCTGAAGTCTTAGCGGGACTTACTTCTACATTGGATGAATGGAGGAAAGATCTCTCTAAATATGAGGATCTTAAAGCCGAACAAAACGGTAATATTTTCGATAAGGTTTAAATAATATCATATGGATGATGAATATTTTAAACCAGTAAAAGACTACGAAGATTATTATTTAATTTCTAATTATGGCGCATTACAAAGTTTACTTAAAAAAACAATTAAAAGATCTTTTAATAAAAATAAGAAGGGCTACTATAGAACAAATTTGAAATGCCCAAAAACAAATAAGAAAAAAACTGTTTTCATACACCAAATAGTTGCTTGGACTTATTTAGATAATTTTGAAAATAAACCTCAAATTAATCATAAAGATGGTAATAAATTGAATAATAATGTTTCCAATTTAGAATGGGTAACAAATCAAGAAAATAGAGATCATGCGGTTAAAACCGGATTACATGCGACTAGAAAAACTGGTTTAGGGAAAATTAAGTTGGACCAAATACCAGAATTAAAAAAGTTGGCAGAGTTGGGGTATAGTCAAAGAAAGATTGGAAAAATATTTGGGGTTTGTCAACAAACAGTTAGTAAGATATTGGTTAAAGCTACGGTTTAAAAACGCGATTGCCTGATTTGGTCTTTCTTGATTGAAGATGAACCCAGGTTGGACAAAATTGGGGGTCTTCCATATAAAGATCATGTTTCTCAAGCAAATGTAGCTTCTCTTGTAACTGTTTCTTTAATTGACCAGATCTATCCGACAAATCACAAGCTTCTCCAGTACAATGAGCTGACTTTTTAGCACCACCTGCTGCTACATTTACTGATGGCGGTCTCCACCCCGAGCTTACTTGAACTGCAATTATACCCAAATCAGTTAGAAGTGCATTAACTTTAGAAAGAAGAACGTTAGCATTGGCTAAAATGCCATTATTATAATCTTCGGGATATTGATCTCTTCGATCTTTTCCAGTATTAGGATCTGCGAAATATGCCTCAATTGAAATAGCCACAGGATTACTCTTTTGAATAGGAAGACTTACTTCCTTTGAGTTGTTTTCGGATACGTTTGAATTGTTTCCCAGCAACTTTTTTAGGATGCTTAATAGAACGTCCAGCATAAATTTCCTTCAGAATAGGTGTGACATCCATTGTTGAAACAGGGGCGTCCATATTAGCTCTTGCTTATTGTTTTCTTAATTTTGCTAAACTTCTTGCTTTTACGTTCAGGAAGATCCATTCCTTTAGACGCCTCGTTAAACTCTTTAACGGTAGGAAGAGAAATGCCAGCTTTTTTAGCACCTTTACTATTGAAAAACCTTCGCTGGGCGTCCGAAACGTACGGCATTATTCATCGTCTCCAGAAATGCTTTTCATAATATTCTTAAACAGAGACTTTTGTTTGTCCCGCTTATTTTTATGCTTTTCGTATTCTTTCTTATCCTTTTGATAATCAACTTCATCAAAAATATCAACAGGTTCGATGACTGCATAATCCGGTCGAAGGAACTTCTTATCTTTCTTTTTGTCTTTATCCGCCATGATTATTTCTCGCTGAGATGTTTACGAATACGAGCAAATCGGCTTTTCTTGCTTTCCTTAGATTCTTCTCTAGGAAGATAAGGAAGAGCACCTTCACCGACTCTTACCGCTTCTACGTTTTGTTTTTTGTCTTTCTTCTTTTCCATATTACACCTATTTAATATGCACTTAAGAGTTGTTTGAGATCCTTTAAAACTACAGCATGGCCCCAATGAGTTAAACTATTAGCTGCAAATACAACGCCAACTACATTGCCCATATTATTAACTAAAGCACTTCCAGAATTTCCTGGGTATATTTCTAAGTCTGTGGCGGTCGTTTCATATAGTTTAGTACAAACTTGGATTTCCATAAAGAAGAAATTGATCTTTTCTTTCTTAAATCTTTTCCCTTCGCATTTATCCAAAGGCGTGTCGTCCATCATTTTAATCGTAGCGAAGCCCTTTACTCTTCCCCTTGCGACATTAAGTCCTTCTCCAAGAGGATAGCCAAGTGCCCAGACTCTTTGGCCTATTTTAACTTCATCTCCCAATTCTAACCCATCATATCCAACCATGCCTTCTACAATACAAAGGTCATTATCTGGATAAACTTCCACTACTCGCTTAGGAATAAGTCGTCCAGTGTGCTTTTTATCCTGGATCATAATTATCCCTTGATCATTAGCAAGTTCACAGATATGGGCGTTTGTTACTGTGACCACTTTACCACTGGGGGTCTTCATCGCAAAAGCAGTTCCAGACCCTCTTTTTTTAGCATCTTCAGGCGATCTAATGTAGAGTGTGTTAGAACCTACTTTATATTCTATATAGGTCGTATGGACATTCTCAGCCATTAAGGCAGTAACCACTACAAAGATGCCCAAACTAAACACTGTCACCAATGCTGTAAACATACTAATAGAACGCTTTATAAACGCCAAAGCATAGTACTTTTGGGCATTAAGCCATTCTTTGGCTTTCTTATGATATTGTTTAACGATTCGTTTCCAGTGCTTTTTCATTATACTCCCCATTCCGATGGATCTTGCATATAGCCGTAATCAAGTACTTCCTCGGATGAGGCCATATGCAAATGGCTGTTTTCCAGCTTCTTTTTCTTATCTTCCTTGTCTTTATCGTCGATTAAACGTTCATTTTTAAAAACTTCCTTAAGAAGGATCTCATGCTTGCTAGATTCCAGAAAGAAATGCTTTAAATTGCCCTCTATTTCGTGAAAACCACGAGGTTGACGGTATGATACCAGGAGACCTCCAAAGTCTTCACCTAGGGCATTCTTGAGCGTTTTAGCTAGTGTTTTAGCAACGTTATCTAAGTTATTCACTGTCGCCTGAAGTCGAAGAGCTTTTATATTAATTTTATAGCTATTATCATTCAGTTGCTCAATTGTCCCAGGGATACTTATCATAAGCATAATTATTCCTTAGTTAAAGCCTTAAGTATTTGCTTAAAGCGACATTTTGGGCCTTTCTTCTCAAAAAGACCTTTACTGGCCGAATCCACCGGCTTTGGACGATAAGAAAGCGGTTGCACCCTTTCAGGTGAAATCACGTCGGTCTTACCGCCTTGAGAAGTGCCCATTCCTGGGCGTTTACGTTTCATTACTTACCCTTAAGTACCTTTAAAACCTTACCAAAACGCTTCATTGGCTTTGGCATGGCCTTAGCCATTTCAGGAAGTTCTTTTATAGCCCCAACTGGTTGAATACCAATTTCAGCTTGTTGAATTTGTACACCCTTGACTTTATCATCTTTTTTGATAGGCTTGATCTTCATCATGCCCATTTTAACTGGTTGTTTAGGAAGCATTATTTAGATCTCCTTCTACTCTTTTTTCGAATAAAGGTTTTATTACCGTGAACTTTTTTGAGAAGTTCGGACCATACATCTAGTCCGACAATGGAATTCATGTTTTCAAAGAAAGACTTGACTTCAGTTAAACCGATCATCGCTGATACTATCTTAACAAAAGGCACGTCAGGAAGTAAGAAAGATTCTACAACGAACGCGGTAATTATAGTACCTTGGTATGCAAACATCTTAGTGACGGTATGTCTAAACCCATTAGATGTAATCTTCTCACCGCGTCGTTTAGCGGCCCAAACCCCAGAAATGAAATCTGCCACAATAAGGAACCCAACGGCAAATAATACCATTTTAATGGGAGCGAGGAATACCCCTATAACCCCGGCACATTTCAATAAATAAGCATTTAATGAATTCATAGATAATTCTTCACCAAAGGAAACCAATTTGACTAAATGAGTTTTCATTAGGGTTTCTCCCTTGGCGTAATAACGGAAGGTTCAGTAAACTCTATTTCGTCCTTTTCTTCTTCCAGTTGTTTAAGGAATTCTCGATATTCAGCATCTTTTTGGGATAGAATAAAGTTAGTGGCAGCCAATGAAGTCGGGCCTCTTTCGGTCGCTTTAGACAACGTATCTGCCCATCTACCGAGACGTTCTGGCGTTTTAGAAGCCAATCGAGATAGCTTATCTAAAGTCGTGGCTTGAATTTGTTTTCCGAATTCTTTTACACCGCGTTTAGCTGCAAATACAAGTGGAATACTCGGAGATCCGGTTACCATTCCGGCGGCGATGGCTTGAGCCTCTGGAACGCTAATGGCGGCAGAAAGCTCATCTTTAGCAGAAGCACGATCCGCAATCTTCTCTAATCTTTTAGCAAATGTATAATTACGCTTAGCTTCTTGGAATTCTGGACGAGTGCCGATATTACTTCTTTCAATAGTGCTAACTATTTCATCGTCAATTCGACGTTCGAAATCTCTTAAAGCGTTCTTAACATCACGACCGCTTATATTGCCCTCAACGTACGCTTTATCTGCAATACCTTGTTTAAATGATTTTAATTCATTTAAAGTTCTAGGTTCTGGAACTTTAGCTAAATCAGCCGTCTTAGTTCCACCGACAAAATCAGTTTGTTTTGGTCCATATTCTAAAAGCTCATCTAGCTTTTCTTGGACCGCTTTAGCTGCTTGTTTATTGGTTCTTTCTAATTGAGCAATTTGTTCACGAGTTTCATTAATTATCTTATCGTAATCTACTTTAGATATAGTATCGGGAGATGATTTAGATAATTCATCAAACGTATCAACAAATTCACCGATTTTAGAACCGGCCTTTTCTTTAATTTCATCAAGTCGTTCCGCCATCTTTTTAACAGAAGAAAATGGACCAGTGACCTTTTGATCGAGTAATTCCCGTCCGAGCTTTTGAACTTGGTCAGTTCTTTCCAATTTAGCATATTCTGAGGGAGTTGGCTTTAGAGCCTGAACTGCTTTTTGTTCTGCAGCAGCTGCCAATTCCGGTGCTAATTCTTTTCCTTTGAGTAACTTAGAAACACCCTTTTCGGCGGCACTAAATGCTTTTCCAGTTGCGACATCTATTGTCGCACCTAGTGCCACATCTTTAGCTGCTTCTCCAACTTCACCCTTTGTTAAATCTCCTTCAGAATAGCCTAATCCAGAAATAGCTCCTTGTGTTGCTAATTTTCCAGTGGCAGCTCCTTTACCTAGAGCACCAAGGCCGGGAACTAAAGTTTGGGCCGCACTTCCGGCTAAAGTTCCACCCATATAATAACCAGGAGCCTTTTCTTCAGCTTCCTTTTGCTTAGCGCGGAGTTGATCTCGGATGGTGGAATACCTATCCCAGTAGCTTCTTCCTGCTTCTACATCGGTTTGTGTGGGTAATGTCGCCCCAACAAGAGCGCTTGCTTCTTCGCCAAAACCAGAAGTAATACCTTGAGCTGTCCCATATCCCAAAGCGGCTGCTTTATCTCCAATAGTTGATTCACTTGGTTGAGAGAGAACGGAAGGCGCTGCAAATTCTTGCTCTAAAGAAGCAAGCTCGGCTTCTTCTTCAGGAGACAATCCAACTGGAGTAGACGGAGATTCCCCGTATTCTTTTTCCAGTTCAGCGAGTTCTCTTTCTTCTTCAGGAGTAAGAGGCATTATAAATCCTTTTATTTCTGGGCCTTTTTAGCTCTTAATTCTTCAAGTCTTTTACGCTTAGCATCTGAATCTTCAGATTGTTTTTGTTCTTCAAACGCGTTAGGATGACCTACTAATCTTTTAGCTTTTTCAATAGTCATTGGTTCTCGTTCACCAGAAAATTGATCAACGTATTGTGGAGTTCGTTCCATTAATATCTTAGCGGCTTCGTCATAATTTCGGTTTATACGATGGTTATAAACATCTCGTAACTGTTTAGTTAGCTCTTCCAGGTCTTCTACAGAAGATTTTGGTAGTTCTCCTTTTAATCCTCTGGTGGCCCAATCCATGAATTTACGTCCCCAAGATTGGCCAGCTATATATCGAGTAACGTCCGCATCGGTCAAAACACCGACTTCACCCATTGCTCTTGCTAAACGTGTACCGAGTGCCGAAATGGCTTGTTCATTACCAGCCTTAGATTGATTAAGAAGATTATCTACTTCTTCAAAAGCGGCCATTTGTTTACGTTGTTCTTGAATGATTTTATCACCACGACCCAACCGTTGAGCTTCATCCGCAATTGTTTTTCCAACTCGACGACCTTCTTCTTGTTGTTTTTGGCTGGCAATTTGCTGTCTATAATCACTAGTTTCAGCGGATTTTGTAGCTGCTTCTTGTCTACGAATTTCAGATTCTTCTTTCTTAGCTTCTCGATCTAAGAAAGCTTCTTGAATCTTACCAAGACCATCTTGAACTTGTCGCCAAGTCATAGCATCCCAAATACCTTGTCCCTTATACATCTTGACAAGATCGGGATTTTGAGTTTCAATAAGAGCTTTCCACGATTTAATGCGAGGATCATTAGGATCATCTAACTGGGCATCTCTGGCTTGAGCTGCCATTCTTTCAGTGGCAGCTACGAGCTTCTCATCTAAGCCTAAACGTTCAGCAATCTCTTTACGACGTTCTTCGATATTCTTAACTGGTTGATCTGCACGTGATCGAAGTTCCTTGTAGAACCCAGAATCAGCTTTTCCACCAGTTGCTATATCGGCTAATCCTTCAGTGATACCACCAGCTAAAACACCAACATCTCGTTTAGATTGAGCATCTCTTAACGCTTCTGGTCCAACATCAGTACCTTCGAAAGAATACTTCTTTTTAAGTTGCTCATACAACTCTTCGCGAGAAGGCACTTTAGGAGATTCAGCAGGGGGTGGCATATCAGTCGGAGCTTCAGCCATTGGTTCTTCGGGTTTAGCCTCTGGGGCTATTTCCTTCGGAGCTTGAGGCATCAAAGCAGACAAGTCCAATTCTTTTAAAACATCGGATTCTTCTTTAGCCGGTTCTTCGGCCATAATTGCAGCATCTGCTTCTTCTGGAGACATCTCAGCGTATTTAGATTCAAACAATCCGGGCTTTTTAAACTGCAGTTCAGCATCGAATTCAGAAGGAGTCATGGTCTGCAGATTGGAACGAGGCACTTCTAGTTCTGGAGAAGCCATTGGCTCCATTACTTGAGCTTCTGATTGAATTAATTCCGGCACTGGCTCATTGGAAGAACGAAGATCTTCCATAGGAAGTCGTTCAGCACCTGGGCGTTTTTTCATCCAATCAGGAACAATACCCAAACGAGCATAATAATCGATTTGTTCATCTGTTAATCTAGGTGCCATTATTATCTCCAATTATTTCTTATATGGGTCAAACTGATAAGTTCCAAGAGAAGGTTGTTTAACCAAATCACTCCCCGATGTAGTGAATTGAGAACCACCAGCAATCGATTGCGTAGGCCAATTCTTTACACCATAATCTAGCAGAGATCCACCAATCTTTCCAATTCCACCAAGCATTCCAGATGTTCCAGCGGCTGCCTCTTGGCGCTTTCGATCAGCAATCGCAGCTTGATCGGCAGCTTGTTGACCAAGTAAACCAGATTTACCAGCTTCAACTCTATATAAGTCTTGATAATAGTCTTCTTTAGCTTGAGCTTGACGTCTAGCTTCTTCTTGTCCAGCTTGAACATTAAGATCTGCAACTCTTTGTTGCTGAGCAAGATTCTCTTGTTGGGCTATATTTCTAGCCGCCACGTTGCGAGTTTGCACATCGGCTTGCTGACGTACGTTAGCTTGATTAATAATATCTTGCGCAGAAGCTACGTCTCGTTGCTCACCATACTCTTGTTCACGAAGACCACCAGCCAATTCACCACGCTGTGCAATTGCATCCATAGCTCGTTTATAAGCTTGAGAAGCAATTTCGGTTCCAGCTAAAGCACCTCGGTTAGCTGCTTCTTGAGAAGCAAGTAATTGAGCTTGGACGGTTTGACCACCAGTAAGAGTGCCCATTTGTGCGGCACGTTGCAAGATGGCTTGTCTAGAAGCCTTCTCAATATTACCAAGTTCATTTTGAATGCGAGCCAGTTGGGCTCTTTCAATTGGGGTAATACCCTTAGCATCTGCAATTTCTTGCAATTGAGCCAAAGCGTCTAATTGGGCTTGTTTATACGTTGGGTCGAGTTGAATCTTTTTAAGCTCAGTTTCTTCTTGTTTAATAGCTTCTTCCATTTCAGGAGTAAGCTCGCCAACTTGTTTAAAACGTTCAAGTTCGTATAGGCGATCCGAAATAGATGGGATTTTTTGTTTAAGCTGATCCCATTGTTCCATCTGCTCAGCTTGAAGTTCTTCGGCTTTACGTTGGGCACCCTTGGTCGCTTTACCTGCTTTATGAGCTTGAATACCACCGGCTACGGCACTTCCGGCAGCAACAGCTCCGCCAACAACTGCGCTTGTGACTCCAGCCATTATTATCCCCTACACTTTCTTATAATGATCTTCATATAATAAACTTATTAATAAGCTGTAACCTTTTTATTAGCTACAGCATTGTATTGATTTTGAGCATTAGTTAAAGCCGTTTTGTACGAACTTAAATATGAATCTCTCTTAGAATTAATACTATTAGTTACAGAATTATATTGTTGTTGAGCTGTAGAGTACTGTCCGGCCAATGTATTATAATCATTTATTCTGGCATAAAGTTGTTTACCAGCCGTATATGTAGAAGAAGGCCATTTAGATTTAACCCATTGAGATATTTGGTTAAAGTCTTTAGAACCTTTATATCCTTTAGAAACGGCTTCATTATACATGGTATTAACGAGTCCGGACATAGAGGATGAATAAGTGCTCATTTTCTGTGCAGCACCATTTGCAATATTCTTTTCAGTGCTTAAAGACGATTCTATAGCATTAGCAGCGTCTGTATACTTCTTTTGAGCTGTATTTAAATTATCTGTTAATTTAGTTTTAACATCTTCAACTGCGACTTTATAAGCCTTTTCATCAAAGGTAAAAGGAGCAACTTTATTATCTAAATATTGGCCGACATTTTTAGTACTAATATTAAAGTCAAGTCCCAATATCTTAGAAACTTCACTAAGTTGACTTATTTGCTCAGGAGTCGCATAACTAGCTAAATCAGTATAAGCTTTTTCATTAACTTTAATATATTTAGACGGATCAATTCCAAACGTAGAATTTTGCAAGACATATGAAGGAATAAGATCTGGATACATCTTGGTTAAAGCACTACTGACTTTTCCAGCTGCTAAATCACTTTTAATTTGAGCTAGATCTTTATAGTCCTGCATTTGTTGCATTACTGATTGTTGTTTAATCTTATTTACATTATAGTCGTACAAATCTTGCAACGTTTGTGGTTGTTTAAATTGACCACTTTGGAGTGCTTTAATTTGAGAAGCAGCCATGTTGGCAACATCTCTCTGTAATGCAAATTCCTGAACAAAATGATCACTATCCATTTTCTTCTTCATTTCAGGATTCTGTTGGGCAAGAGCTTTAAGTTGTTCAGCAACTTGAGCAGCATCACCAGAGATACCATAAGTATTTTTAAAATGATCTTTGAGACTATTAAATCCAGCATCTAAAGACTTTTGAAGATCAGATAATTCAGTTAATTTTTCTTGTTCATTTACTTTAGGAAAGTTTTCAGCAATATATTGATTATATTTATCAACCTGCTTCTGAGTTTCATATTTCTTATAATCTTCAGTAGAAAGAGATTCTTTATACAATTGATCTAATTTGGTATTTAATTCTTTAGATTGGTTTTCAGCATTAACTATGTTTTGCTGCATTGAAGCAATTTGACTTGGTAATTGTTTTTGTAATGGCTGTAATTTAGCCCAAAGTAATCCAACATTAGCCGAATTAAGTATACCTTGATGAATTCTAGTAGATCCATCTGGATTCTTAGAATATAGACCTTTAATTTGTTGAAGTTCTTGTGGAGTATATATTGACTCAAAATTAAAATTAGCAGGCAATGTAATCCAGCTATTAGTATCAACAATAGATTTAGCAGCTTGATTTACCATATTTATTTGATCATTGACTTTAGCTAACTTATCTTGCAAAGATTTTAATTCATCTTTTTGTTGTTGAACTGCTTTTGCTGATTCTTCCAATTGTAATTTAGCTTGATCTATAGCTACTTGTTGTTCTTGTTTTTTTGAATCAGATTGAATTTGTTTCCATTGATCTGTTAGAGTTTTCTTTTGCACGTCTGTAAGCGCTTTAAGATCTTCAGTTCGGATTTCTCCAGGACGAGCAACTCCTCTAGTATCTAGAGTTGCAAGATATTTATTAAGTTCATCTTCTGTTTTGATTTGACTTAAATCAGATTTAATCTTATCATCGTATTGCTTTACAGATTGGGCATATTGCTCATCTGCGATACGTTTATCTTCAGCAGCTTTAGCATCTGCGGCTGCTTTTTCTTGAGCAAGCCTAGCTTGTTCTGCGGCCTTAGCTTCTGCTTCTTGTTTTAATTGAGCTTCTCTAGCCGCTGCGTCTTTTGCGGCTTGTTCTGCGGCAAGTCGTTCTTGTTCAGATTTAGCTTGACGTGCTGCTTCTTCAGCTGCTGCTTTTTCTTGAGCAGCCCGTTCGAGTTCTGCTTTTTCTTCTGCAGCTGCTTTTTCTTGAGCAGCTTTTGCTGCAGCTTCAGCTTGTGCTTTAGCTGCGGCTTCTTCGGCGGCTTTGCGCTGTGCGGCTTCTTCAGCTTGTTTAGCAGCTTCTTGACGTGCAACTTCTTGCATACGAGCGATTTCAGCTTGTTTAGCAAGTTCAGCTTCTTGAGCTGCTTTTTGATCAGCTGCCGCCTTTTCAGAAGCAACTTGTTCTTCAAGCGCTTTACGTTGAGCTTCTGCAGCTGCTTTTTCTTGAGCAGCTTTTGCTGCAGCTTCAGCTTGTGCTCTAGTTTGTGCTTCTTGATACAGTCTGGCTTGTTCTTGATCTGCTAGAAGTTTAGCTTGTTCTTCAGCCTTTTTACGCGCTTCTTCTTGTTGTTGAGAAAGCGCTGCTTCATATTGCTTTTGGAGTTCGGCTTGACGAGCCGCTTCCTCTTGTGTCGTTTTAGCAGCCGCCGCACGTTCCGTTTCTTCTTGAATACGTCGTAATTCAGCTTGTTCTGCGGCTTTACGTTGTTCTTCAGCGGCTTTAATTGCTGCCTCTTTTGCAGCTTGTTGATCTCTTAGATATTTCTCAAGATTTAATTGAGCTTGAGATTTACCAATAACCTCATTTAGTTCAGCAGGTTTCTGAATTTCATTAGTAATCTGCTTACCTTTAGCACGTTCAATTTCTTGCTGAGCGTATTGGTATCCTAAACGTTGTTGTTCTGCTGCTTTTTGAAGCTTTTCTTGCGCACTTTCATAAGCTTTTGGCGCTTCTGATACACCAAGTTGGAGAGCTTCAAATTGTTTTCTGGCTTCTGGATCGGTTTGAAGTAACAATTGATCAAGTTTTGATTGACCTTTACTATAAGTTGGTGAAGCATATTTTTCACCAAGAAGTTGAAAACGACCTTCTTCGGTTTTGGTAGCTTCTGCTTTTTTACGAAGATCTTCGTACAACTTGTTTAGAGCGGTTTGTTGATCCTGTGTAAACCCGGCTGGTCCTTTATACCCTTCTTGAATACTTTTTTCGTAATCTTGATATTCTTTATAAAGCTCTTGTGAAGGCTGGTCGGTTTTCCCAGCTGCGAGTAATCCGGCTTGAATTAATTCAGGTTTATATTGAGCAGTTTGGGCTTTAATTTGACCATATGTTTCACCAGCTGCAGTTTGGACATCTTCTTTAGCCTTTTGAAGTTTCTGAGTTACATCTGTGGCTAAAGTTTTTCCAAGACCAACTCCCTTACCAGCTTGGAGGTATTTTTGGACAGTCGGGGCCTGACCGGACGTACGTCTAGATTCGGGGGTTGCCGGAGTAGACGGTGCTTGAGTTCCAGGAGCCGGTGCTGTGGATGAAGGCGCAGAAACAGCCCCAGAACGTAAAATATCGTCCTTTCCGCCTCTTTTTGAATCTCGAATAAATGCCATCTCTGTCCTCTTATATACTTATTAATTATTCCCCATATACAGCAAAACGAATTGAATATGGAACATTGACCTTAAGGCCCGTTATATTGCTAATAATTATCTGATCCGCACTTTGCGACCAGCTTACAAATGGAGCTTCATGAATAGGTTGAGCGTTGTCTACGTCTTCGTAGAGATCTAGAACCTGAATTCCAATCGGTTTAACGGCTAAATCATATCTAAAGGTTAATGGGAAGTTATTCCCAACAATAACTGGAACGCCAGTTATAGTAGCAGTCGCGTTAGCTGACATAGTTATTGTAGACCCAGCTACTGCCGAAATAGTTGTATTTACTGGGATTCCAGGGCCTGATATGGTCATTCCGGCGACAAATCCATATGTAGAAGATACATTGGTCATGCTATTAGACGCACTTGTAATATCACCATAAACGTTGGCATTACCATTAAAAGTAAGTTCTTTAATTTGTACCAATGAATTCTCACGTAATGAAACATTCTTAGACAAAGCGAAAATGGTCTCATCCATAAATTGGTTGAGAATTTGCAAAAGACTTCCTATCCAATCCCTTTGTTCCCTAGGAAAGTCTTCTACAAGGAGTCTACGTTTTGATGGTGCTTTAGCGATGGTACACCTCCAATTATCTCCTCAATCTTTCGCTCATTTGGTTAAAGATCAAACTTAAACCGTTAAGTAGGAAGTATGAATAACCTTCTCTATGGTTGACCCGAACGCTGAGTTGTGAGCATCTTTGTTTATTAGCTGGAACATAAGTTCTAGTATTAATAGCTCTAGTCGCTCCACCCCAAGGTAAAGAACCCCAAGGAAATAAGCCCCAGAATCCAATCAAATAACCACTCAATTCAACTTCTTCATAATCTCCACTCAAGTCGCTTGAGAAGGATAAAGTGAGAGTATCGAAAAAGCCTTCCTTAAAGAATAGGCTAATTTCTCTAAACTGTTTAGTAATACCTGGATTACGAGCATCTTCAGGAATATATTCAAATTCTACATCGATTGCTTTAAGAATGGTTACATCTTCGTTAATGACAAAATCGATCTCATCTTGAATAGTAACCTGTGACGTTGAACCGTCCACACTCAAGATCTTGGTGGTAAAAGTATTGCCTTGGAATAAAAGGTCTCCAGAAACAATGTTAGACACGCTACTGAGCGTTAGCACTTTATCAGATTGTGCGAGTAGCTCTACATTAAATTCATCGTCAATATAATCGCTATAATCGCGAGCTTTACGCTCAACATTAACTTTATTACTTACAGCATCTGCGAAATAAAGTCGGTCTGTTTCCAGGTCCACAATTCCGGCTTGTTTAGATATAGTCCATTTAGTCCAAGCTCTAGTGAAATTATTATAAACATACAGTTGGGTTGGATATGTGTCTAGATCAGATGATATAATTCCAAGCATATATTTTCGATCAGATTCATAAGCCACACCAAAGGAAAGATTAGTTACCTTTTCAAAATCTAGGCTATATAATTCTAGAAAGTCATTTTCAATTTGCCGAGAGATAACTTCTGCACCAGTATCAGAAACAACAACAACTCCCTGATCAGCAAGCATAAAGATCTGGTTATTGAGGGTTACAACTGATTCTGGAGCAACGATAGTTGCCGTATTATCCAAAAGATCCGCCCTAAATGTAGTAGGATCATCCCCGATTACTCGAAAGATTCCATCCTTTTTAAATATGAAAAGAGCATCTCGAAGTCGTTTTATACGAAGGATTTCTTCGTCAGCATCACCAATTCTTAAGAAGTTTCCAGATGGAACGGCTTCTGGTTGAAGAGGTTTACTAAAATAAAGACCATTTTTAAATTCATCATTAATGGAAGCAACAGAAGTACCAGATGTTGGAAGAACTGGATTAAATGCACTTCCGTGAGAAGTTGCTGTTGTAAAAAATTGAGCAACTGAAACAGTTCGCGCCTCTATTAACATTTGTCCTGGAAGATCTTCTGGACCTGATAAATAATATCCATAGACCGTAGTATTCAAAGATGTTGTATTTACGACTCGAATTATTTGTCTGGCTGTGGTGTCAACATTTTGGGCCGGAGATCCGCCAGTATAGACTTGAAAACGTCTTTGGTTGGCAATTGCCGTATGAACACCAGTTCCAGTATCAATTAAGTTAATACTTGTGCCTTCTTGAGTGGCTGCAATCTCAAAATCGTTGGCGCCTGGATTATTTACATAATAGGTGGTTCCTGCAACTAATCCAGTTGGAAGTGTCCCAGTTGTTGAAAAGACAATGGTTGAATTAGCAGTTAATCCGTGAGCTGTCCAATTAACCTTACCTGGAGAAGCCGCCGTAAACGTAACAGTATTATCATATTCTGTCAAATTATTAGATATGTACTGCACACCATTGATTGTTATACCATCTCTAAATTGGACAGAGATAGTTCCACCCCAAGCGGTAAGAGTCCCACCAGTCACCGTAATGGTAGTACCATTGACGTTTGAAACACTCAATCCAGATGGAATATTAGCCCCAGGACCAGTAATAAGCATTCCAACTGCAATACCAGACGCCGATACAACCGTGAATGTTGTAGCATTTACATAGGTTGCGTCCTGAACTATATAATTCAATCCAGTTGGAGCCCCAACGGCTAACAATGTCAAAGGAAGCTGTTGACGTGTTCGAGTATTCGCATAGAACATGCAATTTTGAAATACGTCTATATCTTGCGCATATGGCGGTATTTCATTCGCTTGAAGAATGGTTTCTTGAGACGGCGCTGTGTAAATGAGAGCTCCATCTCTAAGATCTTCTGGAGTATTTTCAGTTAATACGATTTCTTCGTCAGTCAATTCAGCAGATGTTGGATTATCCTCATATACAAGCCTAAGCTCGTCTGAAGGACCTTCTCCATTTACATCAGCTTGTTCGGAACGATAGATTTGATAGAAATAATCGACAGTAATACCATCTGGAATATAAATAGTTAATTCTACATCTCTGGTTCCGCCGCTCGTATTATTGACAACGATGCGCTCGCTTGGGACTCCTAAAATTAAGTTATTGTTGGTGTCTTTATAACCCCAAACAATCCTATATGCGACTTTAAAATTGTTGGCTAAAAAACCAGAAGATCCGGTCGTAGTTCCAGCCCCATCAATGGCTTTTATTCCGCCGGAATTAATAATAGTACCGTCTAAGCTATCAAGCTTTTTAACTCCAGTATTGGAAACAAAATAGAAGTTCTGATTAGAGGTAGATGCCCTAATTCTAGTATAAGCGGCACCGGGAGCGGTATAAGTTCCATTATAATTACGCCATCCGGCAAAGGCTATATTACCACCAGTTCGAGTTTCGGTGAAGTTTTGGGACACAGTTACTTGGGAAGCGCTATCGATACTGTCAATAACGGTTCCCTCTGGAACACCAGTACCAATATTATTAAATGTAAATCCTGGAGAGTCTACGCCCGGGGCGTTTCTTGCAATATCAGAATCTCCAACATTTGCATTCGTAACAGTTACGATAGCACCTAGAACACTAGAATTAAAATCGGTCAAAGCGTTCACTTGCGTGTTAATTGCCGAGGCTACAGTATTTGCGGTGTCGTTTGTCGATATGTTAATTTGAACACCGGTTCTATTTGGTACGTTTGGATTTATTCCAGAACCAGAAACTTGAAACCAACCATAGTATCTAGTACTATTTTGAGCGGCATTAAATAGAAAGTATTTACCAGCTAAGCTTCCGGCTACGTCGGCAACCGCTGTTAATTCAAATACGTAGGTTCCGACAACAGTTTGGCCGACTGATAAATCATCGGTATTTGGCGCAATGGACGTAATTATATTCGTGCTAGATGTAAAGTCGCCAGTAACTGCAACTCCGGTTGAATCATAACGGCTCATTAAGTCCGTGCTATTATGAGCCAATAAAGCATCTTTGTAGAAGAATAGATTTATAGCACGGTCGGAAGCATCACGAAATTTATAGGCAAGTGAATCTAAACCACGACGTGGTTCAATAATGCTGTCTTTATCAATTACGATATTATCTGCAGTAAGTAAAGAACCTTCTGGTGTTTCAGAGAGTTCGTTAGTATTGCGATAAAGACCTTGAGTTCGAATTGTTAATTGCTGACTCATTTTTAATTAACCAATTCGTTTGTTCTAGGAACGCCACCATCTAGAAAAACGTCCTCCCGCATTAAGCGGACCATAAATATTAACAATCTTCTTTGGATTTCCATCAACTCGTGGAGAAATAAGATCCAAAGTATTCTTTTCTAATTCAACTAACTTTGTTCTAGCAACTTGAACCCCAGTGGTATCGCCAATTGCTTCTAAAATACGTACAATTACACGCTGGGCTAAAACTGGCTGGAATTCTACGGGTATCTGTACAATCGGGGATTCTCCAGATAACGCCAAATAATCACCAACCACCAAACCAGATGGAAGACTTGCAAAAGTAAATAAAGTCCCATTAATTGCAGTAGGTGTGCGATCTTCTGCTAGATTCTCAAAACCTGGCTTAGATTTAATGAAGTCATATTGGCTAGAAATACTAAAGGTTGTTGGAACGTTAGATAGAGTAATAGTATTGGTATTGGTATCTATCGCATCAATACGCCCGGCTGCTGTTTCTTGAACCAAAGTATTTCTTCGATTAAAATAATACATTCGAAGGGTTTGACCGAGAGAAGGTACAGGGCCGGGACTAAGAACCACCTTATTAGCTCTTAGATATGCAACAGTCCCGGCATTAAATCCAAATGGATCGTTTCTATCGGCAATTTGATCAGCTTGAAAAAGAGGAATCTTATACTCAGATTCGCCGTTTACAACCGTAATTTCGCGCAATTTGGAGCCAATTGAGCGATAAGGTAGTTCATATTCAGATTGACCAGAATTAATAGTGAAGTCTTCAAACTTGACAAAGTATTCCTCTCTGGCAGTCATAATGAGTGGAACAACACCAGTCTGCATTTCTTCATCTGCAATCTGAAGAATTTGATCCGTTGTAAATGTTAACTGGTTAGTAGGAACAAGACCTTTGGTCTTAATCGTATTAACCAATTGGGTGGTTGTGTAGCTGGGCACTAGGAACCCCTTTATCTATTTTTGAAGTATTCTTCCAATTCTCGTTCTTGACGCTTACGTTCTTCTAAGCCTTCATAAAAGGGCTTTTCTAAAACGTTAAGGTCACGTTGAGCACTAGGTTGTTCCATTGGAGGACCTGGTTGAACTGGAGGAACGGCTTCTTTTGGATCTTGTGAAGCAAGAAAACGAGAGATAGCATCAGAAGCTTCTTGATCAGACGGTTTCTGTTCAAGTTGAGTCATAAGATCAGATTCTTGAAGACGTCCTTCCTCGATCTGTCTCATGAGATCTTTTAAAGCTTCTTGCTTATAATCAAAGGGCATAATTAAGCCTCTTCTTTATCCTCTTCTTCGTCCTTTATGGATTTCTTGCTGGCCAATTCCATCAAATCTTGATCCATTTGATCTTCATCAGACATCGGAGGTTGAGACATTTCAATCTCTTCCATACCCTCTTCAGGCATTTCCACTTTGGGTGCCTTGGGTGCTTCCATGTCTACTTCCAATTCAACTTCCTCGGGCATTTCCATATCCATTTCTGGACGTTCCATACCGGGAAGAGAATAATCCATTTCTTGATTCATCATATCGATAAGCTCTTGAAGGAGTTCCTTCTTAGCTTGCTGTTTTGCGTTCATTTGATCTGCCATGTTATTATTTGCTCCTTAAATTAATATTAAACTTTATTATGCCGGTTCTACTATCATCCAAGCGATATTACTAGTGTCTGCTGCATTGCTGGAGAGAATCGTAAAACTAGTTGATGCGGTTCTTGCACTTACTGTCACAAATCCCACAGTTCCACTATTATTTTGATGAGTTAGAAAAATACGGCTATTTGCAGTAACTGCCGTCGTATTAACCGTAACAGTACCAGCAACTAGCGTAGCAACTCCCATTTTAGCATTAGATCCTTCTTTTACAAGGAGGCCTTTACCTGCCGTATTAATTCTTAAATCACCAGATATTAAAGATTCTGAAGTGCTTGTGGAATGGATGAAGTAGTTGCCGGTGAATGTTGTGTTGTCAGCTATGTAAGCTGATCCGGTTGCCGTAGTTGGAATAGTTCCATCAATGAGTAATTGAGCGTATCTTGTAATTGTATGAGAAGCGCCTTTTACAAAGCTCGTCGTTCGTAAAGAAGCAGCTATTGCTGTTGTAAATGTTGTATTAGGTGTTTCGACTTGAATTCTAATACCGGCAATAGAACTTGTTGCCGCAGATGACATTGCCGAGTTTGTATAAATACCTTGTTGATCAGTACCAGTTAAAATAGTTGCTGTTCCACCAACTCTTAAAATAGATGTGGAGGTGGTTCCGCCTGAATTAATATCTAATCTTCCACTTAAAACCGATGGATTTGTACTTGTCGAGTTAATAAAGTAGTTGCCGGTGAACGAAGTATTATCAGCAATATAAGCATTATTAGTACCACCTGTCCAAGTACCACTAAAACGTAAACCAATACTCCTAGTAATAGTTGAACCTGCTCCAATAATAGGCGCTGTCGCATTAAAAGCAGCACCAAATGGTAAAGTAAATGAAGCAGCTTGAGTATTAATTCTTGAAACAATACCCAACGCTTGTGTGGTGGCCGCAGAGCTATAAGTCCAATCTGACGATATACCAGATTGAGAAGCACCGCTTGTGACAGAGCCGGCACCGTTTAGTGCCGTAGCTGAAGAATCAGTCGTTCCTACTGCGAGACGGCTAGTAATAGCCATCTGACCATTTACTGCATGGGTTTGCGTGCCGCTAGTTGCTCCAATGGTCCAAAGACCAGCTGCTGAATAGTTACCAACAGAAGTTCCGTTGGCGGAAAAACCAAGACTATCAGTTCCAAATAAATAAAGACCAGTATTTTCATTCCCGGAAGAAGCAAAAGCTAAAGATGGGGAAGCAGCCGATCCGTCAGCTAGAAGTACAGTTCCGTCAGAATCGGTGATATTAACCCAAGTTCCATTTTGATACACCCTGAGTTTTACAAGGGAGTTGTCAAAGTATAAATCACCTTCTTGTGGAGAAGAAGGCGCTCCCGACTGGGGTGTTAATCTAATCCCTTTTGAGATCCTGAAGAAGTCCAACGACATTAATATCCTCTTTAACTTTCCAAACTATCCATTTAAAGAGGCAGATGGGGTCATAATAGACCCCATATACCTTACATAATACTTATTAAATTAGCTCTTAAAACGTTTAGTATCCATGTTTATTGAATAAGTTCCAGAACTCGTCGTATAACTGATTTCTACGTTATCCCCGTTCATTGCGGCAGACCAAGAAAGGTTGATTTCTGCCGTTTCTGTAGAGTTGTCTACAATGGATACGTTAGTTGCGGCAACGCCATCGGCGTTGTCACATACGACATAGAGTTTACCAGTTCGGCGGTTATTACCATTTCGAACTTGATATTCAACATGGATCGCCTTATAAACCTTACTATCGAAAGTAAGAGCCGCCAAAACTGCCGTAGTGGAAGCAGTTAAGCTCTGGTTGTAAATGTACTCTTCTTCAATAAAGTTTGTTAAACCACCATCACCGCGTTTGAATACATCGGCGATAGTGAGTGCTCCAGAATCCGACAGGTTGGTTGAGCTGTTTTGAACAAGCTTGCCGGTTGTTCCATCGAATCGAGCAAGTGCTTCGTCCGTTGCAGAAGCCGGTCCAGTTACTTTAGCGTCCAGTTGAGTTTGGATGGCAGATGTAACACCCGAGAGATATCCAAGTTCAGTATCCGTGACAGAAGTAGCTACAATAAAGCCAGATCCATCTGAAGCCAACGCTCGGTTAGCTGTCACTGCGGCAAGTTTATTAAGAGCAATCGCTGCAGCTGCTGCTATATCAGCATTCACAATACTTGCTGACAAGTTTAACTTGCTATAAGCAATGGCGGCTGCTGAGTTAATATCAGCATTGACAATGCTATTGGTTAAGCTTAGCTTACTATATGCGATAGCTGCAGACGCGTTAATATCTGCATTAACAATACTATTTGATAGATTTAACTTGCTATAAGCAATAGCCGCAGAAGCATTAACTTGAGTATTGGTAATACCACCATCTGCAACTTTAAGACCAGAAGCTGATTTAGAAAGTGTAGATCCGTCAAGTTCAAGTGCCAACTGTGTGGCAACAAACGTAAGACCTTCACCGTCGTGATCAACACTGATATTATTACCAGAAACAGTGATACCATCTCCACCAACAAGAGAGGCTGAGGAGTTGAAGAATACAAAGATAATTGGATCTGTACCAATCGCGGTTACTTCACCTTGTTGAACATAGATTTTACCGGCATTAACTGTACCTTCTTGAACTGCAACATATGCACCATTGACTTCATCAATAGGAGTAAGTGAGTCAAAATCAGAAGATCTAGTCCATGCACCCGCGTCCACAACGTTATAAATACCGTTGTCTTCGTCATCGGTTTGATCTTTAACAAGAACTCGGTCACCGGCAACTAGAGCAACATCATCGATAGTTTGCTCATTAGCCAGTGTAATATCAGCAGTTGTGGCTGCTCTAACGGCGGCTTTGGGTTTAAGTCCTTCAGCTACGTTATCAACATATTGTTTTGTTGCAGCATCTGTTCCAGATGTTGGGGCACCAAGAGATGTGAGTTTAAATCCACCCATCGATTGGTCACCAGTGAACGCAACCGATCCATCTTTCTTAATAACATCAGCATCATCGGCTTTAGCGTCCAATTGGGTTTGAATCGAAGAAGTGACACCATCTAAGTAACCAAATTCTGTGTTACTTACCGATCCATCGTGGATTTTAGCAGCATCAATGGCTGCTCCAGTAGCTATGTCTGCATTAACAATACTATTAGCAAGGTTTAATTTGCTATAAGCAATAGCCGCAGAAGCGTTGATATCAGCATTAACAATGCTATTGGTTAAGCTTAGCTTACTATAAGCGATAGCAGCAGAGGCATTAATATCCGCATTTACAATACTTCCCGTTAAATTAAGTTTGCTATACACAATGGCGGCAGACGCTGAAATATTAGAATTCGTAAGGTTTCCAAGATCAACGTCGGCATCCGGCATTGTAATCGTACGAGTCGTTGCCGTAGAAATACCAGAAGCTTGAAAAGCGATTTGTTTAGTATTATCGCCGTTGTCATAAATACGAAATACGTTATCGTTAAAGGTACTTCCACCAGAGACACCGAGGGCTACATCGATTCGATCAATGAAATCTTGGACGGTATAGGTCGTAAGGCCAGAAATATTGGTATACGACTTATTCTCACCACCAACTAAATCAGCACCAGCAGACCCGTCTGTAGTAGAGGCTAATTCGGAAAGGTTAGCCAAACTAACCCAAGCCGAGCCGTTGTAAAGGCGAAGCTTATTAACCGATGTTGAAAAGTAAGAAAGGCCAGCTGATGTCGGCGTTGGGTCACCAGAAAGGTTACCAAACCGAAGCGCGCCCTGAAGTTTCCATTGATTATTTCCCATTATGTACCCCTTTTAATACTCTGTGTTAATACCATTAATACTTATTAATTTCTAGATCCATTGTCTTATTGCATATTTAAGAAATGCATTAAATCCAGTAGCAGTAGTTGTATACTGAATATTTACATTTCCAGCTGAAACGCTGGCTGATAGTTCAACCCCAACATCTGATAAATTTGCAAATCCATTACTTAAAGCGGCAGAAGACGCGTCATTTGAAACAAACAACATCCCAACCTGTTTGGATGTATTTCTTGTTATTGAGTATTCGATAATCGTAAAATTATAACTAGTAGCACTATATGAAAAAGCAGTTACAGGTGAAGCTTGGGCGTCAACTAAACTGGTTGAGGCACTAAGTGCTTTAATTGCCAATCCATTCAAATTAATGAATTTATTGGTCTCATTCCATTGAAATTGGCTATCGCCGTCAAAGTTCCCAGAATCATTAAATTGGACGGTTCCTGAAACACCCCCAGGAGATCCTCCGCCGCCAGAAGATACATTCTGCCAGGAACTTCCATCCCAAACATAGACAGAGGCTGGGCTAATAACAATTCTAGCATCACCAACTTGATTTCCAGTTGGGGGTAAATCTCCAACCGTTGCCGAGGGTTCTTTCCAAGTGACCGCTCCGCCATCGCCTAATTTAACGAAATAGGACATTAATCCTCAGTTCCTTTTACATTAATTTGGACATTGAGAGTTCCAGAGCCAGAAGACGCGGTATAAATTACTCTGACCTTATCGTAAAAAGCTGTAGTTATTTCCCAAAGAATAGGACTAGTCGCAGTTGGAATTGCAACTTCAGAAGACGGATAATCTGCCCAAGTCGATCCATTTACTGAACATTGAATTTTAATATCTCCAGTTGGAGATCCGGTATAATCAGCTTGAATTGCATATCCATCGACTTTGGAAAGATCGATTTCATCTGAAGTAATATTACCAGACATATCACCATTGGTAATAATCTTAATATTGAATAAATTCTGTGCCATTATGAACCCCAACGACGAGCAATGGCTCGCATTGTTGCACTGGAGCCAGTACTCGTACTGGTATAACGTAATCGCACTAAACCACCACTAATATCCACACTAAAGGTGATTCCTGTATCACCAGTACCACCGTGTACGCGATTAAATTCAACATCGGTGCCATTTTGTCCAATAAGAATGGTTCCAGTTTCTCTAGCCGTGCTTCGTGAAATAGAATAATCTAGAACAATATGTTCATTACCAGCTGCGGTATAAGTAAAGGCATTGGTCGCAGAAGCCTGGTTATCATTCAATGTGACTGTTGATAAAGAATCCTCAGTAACTGTAACGCCCAAAGAATTCTGTCTTGCAACTGCATTGCCAATAATAGTGTGTGTTTGAACACTACTTATTGCGCCAAGCGTCAATTCACCAGAAGTAGTCACTCTAAAATAATCATTTGTACCTAAAGTAACTAATCCCTGTGAAATTTTAAAAGCACTTGAATCACTATCGTGTCGTCCAACAGACCATGCTCCAGTTGAAGATGATGCTTCACAAAAAGAGATCAATTGATCCCCAGAACCGCCGCCATTTGAATTTAATAGAACAACCGTTGCTGCGTTTAAATCGTTCGAACGAATAATTAATCGGGCAAGAGAGCCAGTGTTTGCACCTAAAGTGATTGAACCACTTGCATCTCTATATGTGCCTAATCCAGTTTCACTAATAAACGCAATTGATGGTGTTGCCGTCGATCCGTTACCAACCAATACTCTATTTGAGTAACTATTATTCCAAACTAAAGAACTACTTCCTAAATCATAAGTAGTACTTGAGCTTGGTATCAAATTACTTACAAATCTGGCAATAACATTGACGGTGTCAGAAGTTGCATCACCTAATGTTATATTTCCAGTAGCAGTAAAATCTGCAAATGTTACAGATCCAGCACTGAGACTTCCTGCAACTGTTAAATTACCTTGAAACCATCCATCTTTCCAACGAGTTCCAGTTGATCCTAAATCATATGTATTACTCGCAGTTGGAAGTAAATGTGATCCAAACACTTTATTACTTAAGTTTTGCGCAGTAGATACATCTACTAGATCGATAGAATTAAATTGAAGCCAGTTAGCCGTACTGACTCTTAAAGGAAGGTTAGCGCTATTGGCTTGATTGCGCCAATTGATTTCTTCGGCATTGGCTAGCCTAACTAATCCACTAGTTGCTGCAGTTGCTGTTCTAGATCTGAGGTAAGCAACTCGAAGACCATACGTGGCCCCGAAGTCCACGTCCCCAGTTAATGTGAAAACTTGAGTAGCACCCAGTACTCCAGTTCCTTTAAGTAGGGCACCTTGTGTGATTGCCTGAGCCCAATTAGTTACATCTGGGCCCCAGTTTTCTTCACCTTCGACAGGAAAAGGATAAACTATGCCATTGATATTCAAAGAAATTGACACTAGGACTCTCCAATCTCTCCGTCCTGCCTGGAGAGTTAAAGGGCCGGTTTAAACCGGCCCCAACATTCAATTAGCGAGAAAATTTGTACTGATTCAACGAAGGTAAACGTCCAACTCCACCCGAAAGTGCAGTTGCTGCGCCTGCCCAAGCAACACCAGCAGCGGCGTCTGCTAAAACGATACTGTTTCCGATGACACCAGGAATCAAACAAGAGACCGTCACGTTTGCACTAGATGCTTCAGCTTTTACAACTCCGGCCAAGGCATCCGACGTACTGTTATTAATTGCAGCTGCCAATCGTGTGGCAAGTGTCGAGTTAGAAGGAGAATCGTCTCGTTTAACTTGATTGTTACCAGCAACGCCGTCTACAAATGTAATAGCAACGCCATTGATCGAAATCGTTTCAGAAGCAGCCGGGGCTGCTGAAAACGTAGCAACTTTAGAAGCAGCTACCGGCTCAGCACTGTTATCAACAGAACCCATTTCCATAACTGCAGATCTGGCACCACCAAGTAATCCGCGAACAAAGTTGGCCAACTTGTGACCAGAAACTTTGGGGTTACCAACAGACTCAGTCAATTGACGTTGTTGAGCAACATCGTTGCCCGTTTTAAACATAATTATTGTGTGTGAAGACATAAGTATTTACACTCCTTTGATTCAACAGGACCTCAAGGAGAGAGGCAACCCTATACCGTATAGGGAGTACAAGTTGAATGTTGTTCTATAAATACTTATTAAATTATTGGAATGATTGAGGAATTATTTAGATTCTTTTTTGGGGTCAAACTTTAACCGTATCTTACCACAATCAAATATACGGATTAGACCATCTCGCTTGGCGTGTTCAAATTCAGTCATATGGTCTGGGGTGTTTACCAGGGATTTTTGTCGAGATTGCTTTTTAATTACTTTATTGGCTTTGAAATTATAATAAAAATAGTCGGGATTCAGCTTTTCTTCGAATATCCAACCGGCTTTAATCCAATTATCCCCATTTGACATGCGTAAATCAATCCACGTATAAATCTCACCCAATTGATCATAAGCAGCTTTAGAAAGTCGCGACAAGCCACCTATTACATTCCAGTCTATTTTAGTCACAAAACGACTTAATACATTCTTAGTATGATTCCTATGGTGTGCTCCAAATGTCGCTAAAGCTATTAAATCATCTTTATGGAATAAACCCAATGCTAATCTAAAATTTAATGAGCCACCTAGAATATGATATTTATCTAAAAAGCCTTTAGCATCGTCTTGGGAAACTTCTTTAATTTCACATTTTCTAGCAAATACCTTATTTTTATTTTGTCCACTAGCCGATTTTACAAAGCTTGTTATTTGAAATCCTCTTTCTACCAATTCAAAATCAAAGAATTGTACAAGCCTTTTATTCGTTTTTTGAACCTCTTTAGATAAATGATGTCTATCCATCCCAACTAAAACAGATATGGGTATAATATTTACTTTTAAATTATCATCTTCATAGAATGTATTAATATACTTCGAACCCTTTTTAATGTTATCTTCACACCAAAGAGGTTGTAAATTAGTATAATGACAAGCTTCTTTAATTTGTTCAGGATCTGTCAAATTAAAAGCAGATAATGGTTTAATATGGTCAACATGTATTTTACCTTTAAGAAAGTCTTTCCAAGTCATTCCGGGTTGAAACTTAGACTCGAAATAGCACTTAAACTCCTCAACACTACAGCCAAGATTCTTTATAACCATCCCTTTCTTATAATTATTGGTTAATGCTAATTTTAGACGTCTTCTTAATCCCACTTTTATCTTAAATTGTACATCGGTTTTTATTCGTTTTTGCCAATAAGTATTTTTAACATGTTTATTATTCTTATAATAATTAGCCTGTTGGGCTTTAATTTTATCCTTGTTATTTGAATAACGTAATTTAGCCCTTAATGACATACATCCTTTACATTCATTATGAAGGCCGTCTTTCTGACATGAATTCTTTGTAAAAGCGTCTTTAGGAAGAAGATTGTGACATCTAGAACATTGCTTATTACTTATATTGTCACTATAATTTCCATCTACGTGAAGGAGTTTAATTTGTTCAACTGCAAGTTTCTTACACTTTCGACATTGATATTGATAACCATCTCTATTGGCTTTACATTTAGCAAACTCTTCAAAAGCTAAAATCTGCTTGCATTTAGAACATTCTTTCATTCACATAGATTATCATCTATGTTAAAGACCGTCAAGTGAAATAAATAAAAAAGGGGGTCCAAAAAGGACCCCCAATAAAAGCCACTAAAAGTAGCCTTTTGATTAGCTATTAACGATGTTCGTAATCTTCACGAGTTTCGCAGGCGAATCACAGAAGATTGCTTGATCAGTATAACATCTGAGCTCGTACCCAGCAGCATTAGATAGCTCCAAGAAGAAGTCTTCTTGTTGGCTACGACCAGGCATTTTAAAGCTAACATCCATAGCTCCAATTCTCTTAAGTCTCTTAAGAGGAAACACGAATGCTTCACCTTCTTTGACGTAGATTGAAGTGTGGATTTCGATGCGACCATTTTGTCCGTTGAACACGAACTCAGAAGCACCGTTTTCAAGCTTCGAGGGCTTGTAGCTTTGATCATAGATACGAAGAGCAGCTTGATCAGAAGCAATGTTTGCCCACGTCTTTGCAGACATCATGCAAACTACATCTTCATCAAGACCACGTTCCACGGCAAACGCCACGGCGTTCAAGATCTTTGTCAAGCTAAGTGACGCAGATCCGGCGCTGTAGGAGTTACCTTTCCACAACGCATACGTAGAAGCGTTGATGTTGAAGAGCGAGCCAGTGTTCGTAATGATCTTATCAAGACCGGCCATTTCGTTAAAGGTTTGACCTCCACCGGAACCAACCACTGAACTGAGGAAGTACAGCGTGATGCTACCAGAAGCAGCGTCAATCGCCGTAATATCAGCACTAGATGCAGACACGAATACATATCGGTTGAGAAGATCAACCGAAGTAACCGTGTAACCAGCGGTATCCGCAGCGTTCAGACGGGTTGTACCGTTGTACGCAACCAAAACAGCGTTTTCCGATCCAGACCAGATTCCAGGGGCCCAAGAAGCCGCAGGAACTTCCAGACGGGTAGAAGTAGCAGATTGGTTAGTCGTCGCTACAGACGAGGCAAGGCCTGATTGTCCGTAGAGAAGCGAGATTTCCAATCGCTTGCTGATTGAGTTGAGCATGTTTTCGACAAGAAGGCTGGTCGCTTTCACGAAAGCTTTCTTATCGTTCGACGCACGGGCAGCGGCTTCATAGCTGATCGAGGAGCGCAACAGAAGTTGAGCGCCAGCGATTTGAGCATCTTGAAGACGAGCAGCAATGGCATCTCCTAGGGAGAAGGCCGTTCCGTTCGCCGGGGCGTACGTGAGTCCGTGTTCTTGTGCCAAAAGCACCATTTATATTCAACAAGATTCGCTACATCTTGTCCGCTCTTTCGAGCAGCTTGCAGTTACCTGCAAGATTAGACTATCTCTTCATCCTTTCGGATGCTCTCCACTTCCCGTCGCTTGACGGTACGGTCATATGACCTAGTCGTTGAACCTTCTGTATTTCTACAGCTTGGCTGCTGATTGTCCCTATTTTGGAGTTTCCAGCAATTCAAAGAGTGTTTACCTTATCATTTCTAATAAGGGGCCCTATGCTTAAACAGAAGGCTGATGGTAAAAATTACCGATTTCTTTACTAGATTCTACGAATGGAACCATTCGAAGCATCTTGACGCCATCTGGAACTAGATCCATGAGCTTGTCACTGTACTGTTCTTTGAACAGACCAGACAGCGTGCTGACAATATTTGCACCTGACATATTATTGTATATCCTTTGATTTAGGTTAAATGTTAAAATACTAGTTTTAATGATTATTTAGAGTTGTCCAGAACGGATAAACCCTACAGAACATTTATCTAGTGTCCTAACCCTAAATACCTTTTGAATAGTCTTTTGAACGTTCAAAAGATTTAGCGTTTGGAGCTAAACCTATGTTTCCATATATACTTATTAAAATAATAGGCAAATATATTTGCCTCTTTTTTTAATAGAATTATGTATTGAAGAAGCCGTTGTGTCGAGCTTTTTAGCTAATTCAGTAACACCTGTATAAATCGTCCCATCTTCGGCTTGAATAAAACGTCTAACATTACCAATACAACCTTTTTGTTTTTGATAGTTTTTACTTCTATCTAAAAGAGCTAAAGTCGATGGATGATTAGGGCCTCGTTTACTCGCTATTTCTTTCATTTTACGAATGGTCGTTTCACTATACTTTTTATTATAGCCACCATTTTTCAAGTTATAGCCATTGGGTGCGATACATTTGTATTGTTCGATAAAATGTTGTTCTTGTTTATTTAGCTCATCAATGTCAAAGCAAGAACAAATAGTCTCAAAATCAAAGCTTTCTTTTCCATATTTATTTATAGCATGATGTAATGCAAATTTGTTATCTGTCGTTTAGAAGTATAAATATGTTTGTTTTTACGTTGTTTCAGACCTTGAACAGTCTGCCCGATGTAGACCTTTCCATTGGATTTATTAGTAACTTTATAGATAATTCCATATGGTTTCATATAAAAAAATGGGGACAGACTAATCTGTCCCCTCTTAATACTACTCTCTTGACGCTTTATCTGCCCATTCACGAAAAGAAGCCATGCTCATTTTCTTCTTATTTTTCTTATCAGCATCTTCAGATTTAGGCTTAGCCACTTCTTCTACTTTCGTAGGAGTAGGAGCAGTTTTAGCTTTAACCTTGGCTAGTTCAGCCTTACGGATCTTTTCAACCACGTCTTTAGGCATTACTTCCAGGAGTTTATCTCCATCATATCCACCAAGATAAGATGTAAGATCGTTGTAGTAGTCTTTTCTAACAAGTTCAACTACATCGTTTGGTGCGAGTTCTAGGTTATTCTCAAGAGCACGAGAAAGATATTGAGCCATTCTTTTAACTGTGTAGGGAGTCTTGGGGAGGCCTGATTTTTGAAGAGTATCAGAGATTTGAGTATCAATTTGCTCTTCATAAGAAGACTTCATTTTAGCGTATTCTTCTTGTTCACGTTGTTGGGCAAGTTGTTTTTCTCGTTCTTCATATTCTTGAAGCTTACGCTTAGCATCTAGAAGTTCGCGATCTTTAGGGTCCATGCTTTCTTCTTCAAGCTTTTGAATTAAGTATTGTTCAGCGATTTCTCGGAAATTATGACCAAGTTGTTCAATAACTTGAACAGGTTGAGTCTTCATAAACTCAATAAGCTGATCGGCTTCTTTACGCATTTTAGCAGCTTCATTGAAGCGTTTGCTTGCCGATTTAGAACTTTGGTAACCCTTTAGAAGTTCATCTTCCGTAACTTCTACTTCTTTACCATCGATCTTAACTTTGTATTTCTTATTTTCAGGCGTTGAGTTTGCAGATTCTTTTACATCAACTCCACTTTCTTGAAGTTGGGAAACAGCGTTCTGCGCCGGGGTTGTCGCCTCGGAAACGGCTTCTGTAATAGAACCTTCATTGGCTTGTTGATTTGCAATTTCTCCAACAGATTCCTGTGGAGCGGGGGTTTGAGTGTCTGACATTTTATATCTCCTTTAATACGTCCCAATTAAGGGATAGTTTATTTGGTTATTACGCCCAACTATTGGGTAGTAATCAAAATCATTTAACTAGGCATTGACCATTTGTTGGCTAATATCTTAAGTGCGTCTATTAGTTGTTTACGTTCTAAAGATGATAAATTCTTTTTATCAGAAAGTTCGTCTACAATTGTTTTAGCTTGTTCTCTAGTCATAAAATCCTCTTAATGTAAATCTACCCATGAGCCTGCTGCTCTAACTTGGAGCTTGTCATCTGTGGTATTATAAATAACCATTCCGTTTATGGCAGTAAGTGCATCCCGTTCAGTAGTTGTCATACGAGAGAATACAACGGCTTTAGTTGTGGATTCAACTTCTAACGCAACGCTGTCGTTAGTTACAACGTCGGTGGAATCAACAATCCCGCCAATTTTTAAACTTCCTTTTAAGAAGTTATTACAATCAGGAGAAATGTACACACCCCAAGTAGTTGTTGCTGGATCTCCAAATGGAAGATCAAAAGCATAACCATATTGACGAGTTACAGCTGTTATTCCGTTTGGAATCGATATTGCACGGCAAAGTGCTAATCGATCAATAGTTCCGCCAGTTGAAGAAGCATCTAAACTTAAAGCAAATGTTGCGCCGGATACCCGGTCCACTGTTGCACCTGTGCCAAAACTAGCGACAGCTGGAAGACCTAAAGCTGCAACTCCAAGAAAATCAGTTGTTACTGTACTATTATCTCCAAATTGCATCAAACATGCCGTATTAACGCCTAAAAAGTCAGCACTAGATACCGTAGCGTTTGCAGCAACTGTTGGGGCAGAAATGAGTAAATGAGTAGACGTAGGTTGTCCAGGACTACTAACAAGTGGGGCCGAATAAAAAGCATTGAGTTGTCCAATTGATAAAGCACCGCCGAATTGTAAAGACCCAGTAATTTCTACGTCTCCATCCAGATAAGCTGCTTTTTTAGTACCGGGATTTTCACCACCAGTAAAATTAGTTGGACCAAATGCAACTTGCGCGTCTCCAGCAGTTCCAGTAATAACTGCATTAACTGCCGACGCCGCTTGAGACGCATCCCAAGCCGTTTTAACTTGAGTGGCAGTTGATACGCCAGATTCGATATGAACTGTTACATCGGTTCCTGCAATTGTAACAGATTCATTACCGGCTGTGGTATCGTCAACATATTCCAAAGTATAAACATCATTATCACCAGCTTGAATCCAAGTATATGTAATATCTTGTTCAACCAGAGATGATTGAGCGCCAGCATATAGAGTAACGTTATCCATTGATACAAATATGCCGTACGCGGTGGTATTAATTAAATCAATATTCGGGTTTACATTTAATCCGTTAAATCCTCCAGTACCAAATGTGCCTAAATCCCCAGCAATACCAACGCCAGTAAAACCGGCATTTCCAGTAAATGTGTCTATTGTTGGATTTATATTTAAACCGCTATACCCATTATTATTTCGTATTTCTTCGATTATTGGACTGGCTGTATATGAAACATAACTATTACTAGCTGTTGCGTAGTTGGCAAAATCGTAAAAGGCATTCGTATATGAGGTAGCCGAATCTAGTGTAGCACTGGCATTAACATTTAATTGAAATCCATAACCTTGAATTCCATTTTTAATAGTCGCATTAGCATTAACTGTCCCAAATCCAAAAGAATAACCAAGTCCTCTAACGGCGACAGGATCTGTTCCATTTCCTATATCAAAATTATTACTAAACAACGATAGTGAACCAGATTCCCCGGTACCATAGTGTTTAATCGTGACATTGTATGCAGTTAGTGCGTTCCCTGATGTGCCAAATGTAAATCCAGAGTCTCCAGTATCTAGCTCTAAAAAAGTATTGTGATATGACCAAGTTTCGTTTGGACTATTTTGAAGAGGATTAAACGTGCCATTATAACTATGAACGTTAAAAAATCCAGAATCATTATCTGGCTGAATTGGTTTAGCAATTAAAAATCCATTTACATCCGTCGATAGAGAAAATCCTGGGATAGATTGAAAATCTCCACTTCCATCAAATCCGGCAAAAGTATTGGCAGTGCCGCCGCCGATATCACTAGCTGTGAGAACAACAACGCCAGTTTGCCCATTAACAGAGTCAACTGCTCCACCACCGCCGCCAGAAACCGGTAATTTTATATAACCACTTGTCATAATTAGACCTTCGAACCCTTACCATTGGCTTGAACATTTAATGTCCCAGATCCAGATGAGAATGTATAAACTAATTTAATTTTGTCATAATTAGTATCAGTAACGTTCCACATAAAATCACCAGCGGCGCCACCAGTTGCTTGGGAAGAACTAGGTAGATCCACCCAGTTTACATCATCAATCGATACTTGAAGTTTAATAGAACCAGTTGGAGTTCCTGTCCATTTGGCGTAGAATACAACGGCATTGATTTTAGATACATCCACAATCGATGAGGTCAAATTACCGGACATATCTCCGTTTGTAATAACTAGAATGTTAAATAGATTCTCTTTCATAATTATTCCTTATAAACCGCCTGTCTCGGGATTCCACTTATTTCCACTGAGTGGATTAGTAGCTGGACTTGGTAACGAAGGCATTTCTTCACCGGGTTGCATTTGTGCTTCTAACGTTTCTGGAATAGTTTGGCCTGCTCCAGCGAGAGGTGACTCTCCGCCTGGTGGTAGCCCGCCTTCGGCAGGTGCCCCAGGCTGTTGCCCGACAGGAGGTATTGCTTGCTGCCCCAGTACTGCGAGAAGTCCAGGATCGGTAGAACGGAGAAGTTCAATATGTTCTTCGATATGTTTGATAGCTGCCTGGACTATCGTGGGGTCTTTGCGAACATCTGGAGAGGCCAAAACTGACTTATGTTCTTGGATATGAAGAGCGTGAGCATCTGTGACGACTGCTATTACATCTCTTCCTTCGGAAAGCTCTTCATTTTCTTGTTTGACAAGCATCAATTCAGATTCTTGTCCTTCGAGCATTACATCTAGATTTCCGGTCTTAATTAGGTTGATATATTGCTGAGGATTAACCAGACCCATCTTAAGTAGGTTATCTGCGATTTCAACCTTACCCGCCATTGTACGACTAAGTGGGTTTGCGATATCGACAATAACACGATTGATCTTATCTAGATCAGATCCTTTAAATTCCTTAGCATAAGACATATTATGCCGACCAGTGATCATAATAATACGCGGAGCTTCTGCGAACTCTTTAAGTGTATTGATAATTCCAGTACCAATATTTTCAATTAAGCGAGCATACGAATTCTGAAGCCCACTATTGAATTGGATGGCCATCGATTGAATAAGCGCCAACGCGTTACCAGAACGAAGATTGGCAGCCGGATCACCTCTAGCGACTTGATTAACACCGGAGATAGTTTCCATCGTTCGTTCGATCTTATCAATAAAATTAAAGATTTCGGGAGGAGTAGCCGTTAGGTTAAGGGCTTCTGGTTTACCAAGCTGGCTATCATATTCGATAACATTCATACCGCCAGCAAGTTGACTAACAGCAATATTGTGTCCAGAAGGAATAAGAATGTTTTGGACACCAAATGTAGTCTGATTCGTTACAATAACGGAATAGAGGGCGTCTACAGCTTCTTGAAGACCTAGGAGGTCAAAAGCAGGAGAATACCCATAAACAGTGCCAATGAAATTACCAGGCGCAATGCGATAAATAGGCACATTCTTGTAAGGGAGAGGTCCATCATAAAGTACTACCTCGTCGTCGATGAAGGATACCAAGCGTCCAGAAGGAAGTGAATCTGATCTTCGATGATAGAATTCATAAACAGCAACGAGGTCGCTATTTTCCTTATAAGGATTAGTAAATTCAAACATCATGCTTTTTTCAGCATCATATTTAGAAGGCGCTGAAATAATCTTTTCAGATAGCTCAGGATATTTAGCAGCTAAATCATATTTATTAAGGAACTTCCGTACAATACGCCAGTTAGGATTATCCACTTCAGATTCATAAACATCTTTAACAACATCAATTGGATTTAATGCATTAAATCGAAGATCTCCGCTGTGGATGATTCTACCAGTGTCTGGATCGGCGGCATATTCATCACCTTGAGAGGCATCCCATTCAAGAGTTACGTAACCTTCACCAAATACTAGAGCAAATTCAGCAGATTGTTTGAGGTACTCTTCAAGCGTCTTTTCGCGCATATAATAATCAAGAATACCATTAGCCAGAATAGTTTGAGCCATTGACCGATGGTCTGTGTTAATCGCTCTGGCTTCCATGGCAGGTCTATTACTGGTAGTCATTACGAGAATGTGCTGTATGAGGTTGCGGAAGTGATTAACCTTCATTAAAGCTAATTCACCTTGGGAGCCACCTTTAAGAATATCGGCAGAAGTACCACCAGTGGTATCGCTGTAGCCATAATAAGAATAATAGGACTTTTTCATCCGGCCAAATATGCCAGAAGCAGATATGTGGGTGTACCAATCATTGACTTTTCGCATTAATTCTGGACCGATCTCATCGGACGGAAGAGCTGCGAAATAGGTATCTTTTGATGACATATTGACCTCAAATATACTTATTAATTATTTATTCCAGTCTTTGAAATACTTCTTTAAATTTAAAAGCTTACCCATCTGGATTTCTGAGTAAGATTTCTTGGTTTGGGGTGGAACAAACTGAGTAGCTATATTTAAACCATGTCCAGGGGGGACAGGATTTCTATTAGTTTGTATATTCCGCACCATATAAACAAGGGCATCCACAAGGTCAAAGTGACCATAGTCTCCAGACCGTTCGAACTGGGTTTTTTGCTTATTCCAAACTGCAAATTTAAGATGATTAATAAGATTCTTACATCGTGGATTAATTAATATCTTCTTATCGGCAATCATCATACGAACTTTGTTGATGGCCGCTTCTTTATTGTCCTTGGGGGTTGGGACGAAATTAACTCCATGGGTTCGTTGGAGATCTGAGAGCACAATTAGATCAGTATCGGAGACTCTAACGTATGGTTTCTTACCATTCCATAGGAATAGCTCTTTATTCTTAATTTCGTTAGCTAAAGTTGCAGAAGTCATGCGATTCATGACTATTTCGTCTTCGATAATAAGCTTAGCTTCGAAAAAGTCCCAATATCCAAACAAAACGGCGGTAAAATCATTATATCCGACGTCCATACTGACATAACAGTCGAAAAATGGGGGTTTATTACATTCTTGGACTAATTCCTTAGACCATTCTTCAGTAAACTCTGGTATGACAGAATAGGCTTCATCTGTGACAAATTCAGCCATATATTCTCTGAGCCAGGTGGAGTTTTTAGGCCCAGAGCGTTGCATATAGTATTCTTCAGCCTGTTCTTTAGTTAAAGAAGGCTGAGTTTCCATCATGGTTCGAATTATACGTGTTTTTGACAAGGTATGATTGTCATAAATGGTCCGTTTGATATAATTTCCACGTATGGCGGCGTCAATGGCATACTGGGTGAAGTCGTGAGCCGGTGTTTTAGGTGGAGTGGAAGCGATAATGATTTTACCATCCGTTGTAAGTGTCTGGGGCATAAGAATGTCAGACACCACGTAGTCCATTTGGCTCATAAACCCAGCTTCATCTACAATACCAAGATGCATAGACTGACCTCGAAGCGCTTCGGCGCGTTCAGCGTCAGTACCTGCTATATGGATTTCTGATTGGTTATGAAAAAGGTAGATTTGATCCTGAGCTTTCCAAACCGGTCTTAGTTCTCTAGGACAATCCTCAAGAATATCCTTGAAGATCGGAGCAATAATCTTCTTAACCATCTTTGCCGTGGGGGCTGCGTAGCAAATACGACTTTTAGGGTGTTTAAGTGCATATTCAATTGCGATTAAACACAACATGAATGATTTGCCAAAACGCCTTGAACAGTTAAGGATAAACTTCTGCCCTGTATAATCACGCCAAACGTTATATATCTCTTTTTGGGAATCATAAAGCTTCCAATCTAAGCTTCCAGTTGTCCAAAGATAAGCCCTAGCCCCTTCTGGAGTTAATTGAATGGGCGTTTCAGGTTGCCCATCATTATCTTCCGGCTGAAGATATACAATGTCATCATTATTTGACATCTTTATCCGTAGGCGTCTTAGCTAAACGTATTAGTTCTTCCATTGACGCTTGTATTGGCTTAGACTTTTTAGGCGTGTCGTGAAGATCATCGAAAATATGAAGAATCTTACAGAACGTTTCTAATTTCTTAGTCTCTTCATTAGTAAGTCCGGTCGGAGTTGCTGCCATTTCGTATAACCGCTTAATTTCGGTTATAAGAATAGACTCAATCATGGATTTAAGCTGAGACATTACAAGACCGTGCGTTTAATTCCAGAGGTAACCATAACGGAATTAACTTTATCTTGAAGCTCCTTCAGCTTTTCTTCATACTTAGAAACATCTTCTTTCTTTTCCGAAGGATCTTTGATCTTTCTCATGAGCTTTTTACCGGAATAATTGAGAAGAGACACAAAAAGGGCTCCAGCGTCTACCAAATTGAAGTCTTGGGTGGTAGCTATCTTAACGAGCACAACCCAAACTGCTACATTGGTAATGGAAACCTTATTGGTTTCATCAATTAGTCGGAAAAAGTCTGCCGCCTTAAAAAGATAAGCTTTCATGTTAATCTTTCATCAATACTTTTTGCGAAAAAGTAACAGCAAATCGTTCTTTTGCAACATTTTTAAGATCTGGCTCAGAATACTCAGTGGAAAGAACTTTGTCGCCTTGAGTTTTAATCGCAGCAACGGACCATCCGCCACCTCGTCGAACCAAAGTATATGATTCGATTACTGGGGCTTCAAAGTTTGATTCTGCTGGGGCTTTTGGCTCTTTCGATGGTTGTTGAGGTAAATTAGATTGTTCTTGTTTCGTCGGGCGTTTCTTGATTGCCATTTAGTTGGTCTCCTTAAATCGCCGATAATAAAGAAAACGCAAGAAGCAGTAACAATAATTAAAGCTATTGCTATAAATATATCAGCGATTGTTTCCATTAATTAGCCTTAGCGAGCTTCGGCTCTTCTGACGCTTCAGAACGAGCTTTAGCTGCCTTTTCAATACGCTCGCGTTGCTCAGTCGTTTGTTTGACGAGCGATTCGACAAATTGAGAACATTCCAAAACAGCCAAAGATGCATTTCCGACAAACATACCATTTTGAAGAAGAGAAAGAGTATTCTTAAGTACTCGTTCAGTTCCAGCTAGAGATGTAAGATCTTGTTGTTCTTCGGCAGTATAGGTGACAATTTTATTGGACATTTAAGTACTCCTTCTAACGTCGCAACGCGATAGTTATTAGTCAGGTTATCTTTTTAGGTAAACCTGTCTCTATAAATACTTATTAAAAATCGATTTGGATGTCTTTTATGATATCATTAAATTCTAAAAGACCAATAGATTCAAGCTCTTGAATCTCATCTATTGCACCAGAATACCACAATAAGCTACCTATAAGTTCCAAGCATATATAAGATCCGTCTTTATCACTAAAGGGATTTCTTATTTTAAACCCGAAAAAACGGGCTAATTTAACAAATCCTAAGCCAATTAATGCAATTGACCCATATGAAATACCGGCCTTATCTATAGCATATTGTAACATGTGTTTATAAATAGCATCTGGAATTTTAAACTCATATTCTTCAACAATTATAGCTTCTTTATCAAACCGTTCTTTGCCCATAAAATGGACCATAGTTTTACTGGCATGATAAATAATATCCCGATCTAACGAATCTGATTTAAATCGAATATATACATGGGAGAAAGGGACTCCTTCAATCTTACGAATAGCCCAAGAAAGTGGAACAAACCACGATTTAGGTTTAGAAAATCCAATATATATTGTTTTCATATTATGTTAAAGGAATTCCTAAATAAGATTGAAGTTTGTTACGATATTTAGTCTTTCGTTCTTGGGAAATATAAGCATTTTCTTCAACCAACTCTAATTCATCCAATGCGACATAAAGACTCCCGGTTTGAAGTGCAGCTAGAACTTTAGACGTTAAGACTATAATATTTTTAATATCTGTTAAATCATATCCAAGTAGAACATTCTCAGCTGCAAATTCTAATATAATAGAATTACCAAAAACTTGGGCATTAATTATTTTACGCTCTACAATAGTTTGAATTGGAACTGTTTTATTAGATAATTTCTTATAGTCATTAAACCAATTATTATACTTAGCTCTATTAGTTGCCTTTTGGGTATCAAGGTCCTCTTGAGACATTAGCATCCAACCTTTAGATGCTAAATATTCAGGAGGAAGTTCTAAAGCTTCTCCTATATCTGCAACTTCAGCAGGCCATTCGTCTGGTATGCCAATCGGTTTATCTAGAACCGATTTATATAATCTAACAGCGTACATTGATTATCTCGGAGTTGTAAATGTTTGTTGCATATAAAAATAATCAATATAAAACGAACTCGGACCGCCAGCACTTCTAATAGAATGCATAAATGGACTTATTGGAAGTGTTGGAATATTTGTCGCGATTGTACCAACAGATATCCCATTAATAAAATATTCAACGCTAGTTCCAGCTGCGTTAATAACTGCTCTTAATTTATACCAAGTCCCCGCAGCAACCGCAGTCCCTGTAACAGTTGTTGTTCTAGTGCTAGCATTTGCTGTAACAATTCTAAAGAAGTTACCACTAGATGCTCTATCGTATGAAAAATAAACACCATTTGCTTGATTTGCACCTGATGTATCGCCAAACCCCCAACGTTGAATGTATTCATTAGTTGCGTTAGAAAGAACTGGTATATGAATAAGAAATTCAAATTGTATTTGACCACCACCTAATACCAATGCAACGTTGCTTGCTAAAGAAAGATTACAATAATTTCCACCCGCAGAACCACTAGTAACAATAATTATACCAGGATGATTTCCACTTAAAACTGCTGAGGAATAATTAGTCGTTGACGCTCCACCTGGATTGTCTACTCGCCATCCTCTAGAAATCTCTCTAGCAGCAGCTGCTAAACTTACTTGATCTGAACCAATGAATTCGTCAAAAAAGCTAGTTTCATTAGCTGGTTCAAAAGAATTTCCCCATCTCACTCCGGTTGTTTGAGTACTATCAGCAACTAATACTTGCCCATTTGTACCAACGGCCTGTCGAACATTATTCGTTCCATTATGAACAATTACATCTCCCTTTGTTGTGTTTGGTGAAAGCGCATTAAATGCAGCCGTCTGAGTCGTCTGACCAGTACCACCCTTAGCTATTGAAACAGTAGGAAGATCATTATTAAGAAGGGCTCTAAATGTTGGATTTCCAGGAGCGCCATCTGGGGAAGCAAATACTAGATTTTGGGTTTGAGAAACGAGAGAAACAGCTAAAGTTCCACTGGATGTAATAGGACTTCCAGCAACTGAGAGAAAAGAAGGAACAGTCATTGCGACAGAAGTTACGCTTCCGGCTCCTGCGGTTGTCCAATTAAGTCCAGATGGTTGTCCGCTATCTGCTGTTAAAATCTGCCCATCTGTACCAACTGGAACTCGAACATTATTAGTATTGTCTCTAGATAAAATATCACCTTTAGTTGTTAAAGGAGAAAGAGCGTCAAAAGCAGCAAGCGCCGACGTTTGACCAGTACCGCCTTTAGAAATACTTAAAGTGCCTCCAATATTATCTAATGTGAGAGCTGCTTCGTTTACACTTAATTCTAATTGTTCATTAGCTGCTGGATTTAATATTGTTTTACTGATGCCCGTTCCTGCTGTAATTTTAGGATTTAAGAAATCAGAAGTTGTATCAGTCGCCGAAACCTTAACTTCGTTATCATTAGTGAGTGGTGTTTCAACACCTAAATCATTTTTAATATAAAGTTCTTTATCAGTTTTTACATACACGGAGACTTCGCCACTTGGGGGTGTTGATGGTGAATTTCCTTCTTTTAGATTAATTTTAGACATATTAAATCCTTATAATTCTAATAGTTCACCATCGGTGTCGATTGTTAAAGTAATTCCAGAATCAATAACAGTGTCTCTCCCCAGCATTGTATAACCACTTGGAATGGTAAAGTCTTGTGTAATAGCTCTTTTAATTAAAACATTATCAGAGCTTACACTTCCGGTATCATCGACGAAATCAAAATTATTAGTAAATGGATTAAATACTATTTTTAATGCCATATTAAACTCTTAATACATCGATTAGACGATTTGAACTATCATAGGTTAAAGATAAGGCAGCAACAGTTACTGAAGCCTTTTTATATAAAACAGTTCCTATTTCTCCAGTACCGTTACCCGACGTTATATACGCTAAAGTAATTTCATCATAATCTTCAGGAACTAGGGAATTAAAAGCTAGAGTACGAATGGCGACTTTAGGCTTATCATAGATAGCCCTAAATATCTGCCCTTCGTCAAGTGTATCTGACTGATCTCCGTAATCTGCCATAAATCCTCTCTAAGTGTCTATAAATACTTATTAATAATTACTTGCTAAGAATAAAGGATTCTGCTAGACTCGTTATATATGTATGGTTGTAGACATTGCGATAAACCTGTTCATTTAGTTATTAGCTGGGAAGTCGATAATATACCAGAACAAAAGATTATATTCCATTCTTATAAATGTGATAATGGACATTATTTTGAAGAGCGGATTGCTTCAACTAGTGGAAATCTAATAAGTATTTTAGATGCAAAAGATTATTCAAATAACGTTCGCTAGGGCTAGAAAGGAGAATATTACCACCGTTCGCGGTAATCACGTCTCCTATTGTCCTTTGGATGATCACGCATCTCATATCGAAAGTCATACTCTACATCTGATGGATTGTTTAAACAAGGGCATTATTGAGACTTCTGATCCTCAATATAAGTCTTTTGTAGAACATATCCGTCGTCATCAAAAAGAGCTGTCAGATCAAGGACTTAGCTACGACTTCCTTGAGAAGAAGATTGAAAAGCTTCCAAAAGTCAAATCTTCCAGACAAAAGCAAAAGACTGCTTGACTTAATTTCATAATTATTATAAACTCCAATTAATAGTATTTTATTATTAATTTTATATAGGAGTTTTTATATGGCACGAACGAAGGGTAGTATTTATTTCACAGTTGTTACGGTTAATGGTAATTCTCCAGTTGCGCGAGAAGTGCGCGGGGAAGCTGAATTGGCAACTACTGTTCAAGATCTGACGGCTAAAGGTCTTAACGTGATTGTTGTTAAAGGCCGTCTAGTCGGCAATGTCGCTACGTTGAACTCAACGACTTCTGAATTGCAAGCCGCTTCTGGTAATTAATATGAGCTATCAGATGATTGTAACGAGAAAAGATAATGAAGATTATCTTCGTTATAAAGACTCGCAAGGTTTTTGGATTGAAGAGAAAGTTCAGTTATTTCAACTAATTAAGAATCCCGATACTGGTAGAACTCAAGTAATTATTAATGCTAAGTCGGAAGATACGGAGAATAATAATGCATTGTAATAAACTCGGAGAGTTGCAAGATCTGGTTGCGGATCTAAAGACCCGGATTGAGAAACTAGAAAGTAATTTGGCGCGTTATGAACAATCTGATGCTGATTTCAATCTAATGTCTAAAAGAATCCAAGACGAGATTCTTAGATCACAAGAAGTTCGAACATTATTTGAACGATTTGTTCTAAATCAGAATGATATCAACCACATAGTTAAGACTTTAGCACAAAAAGCAGGAATGATGTAATGAAACTCCCTAACGGATATGAACGGCTTTCTAAGAACACAGAGTCCTTTCGCGGACAGCTCGGAATGGATATAGATCAAGCTTTATCACTAATTAAGGAAATGGCAGAAGCGCTTGAAGAATACGAGAAAGCAACTCCCATTCGTCCCTATGAAGATAAAGTTTTAAAGAAATTCAAGGAATGGGAATGAAAGATCTAGTAAAACAATTCCAAAATATTTATTGGAAAATGTCTGGAAAGAAGAAACTGGGAAAGTTTAAGTTTCTTGACATGGAAGATGGGTACTACATTCTGCACGATAGGCGGGGTAAAGAGCTTCCAAATGACGCAGAATATATTCTAAAAGATAAGAAGAATATTTCTAGGACTTCCTATACTAAAATTAATAAGAAAACCGGAACACCCCACGTCTCGGTGGATGTTCATATTGAAGAACTAGAAGATATTATTAAAGAGGCTAAAAAACGCTCGAAATCTCTTGGGAAAAAGGGCAAGCAAATCTATAGTCACCTAAATAGCGAACTAAGCTTTTTTATTCATTTTTAATATGTGCGAAGGTATTAATGTGAATTATTGTAAGTGGGCTAATAGTTTTCTGGAATATTATAATTATTCCGAAGAAGCAATAGAATATGTATTAGAACGGTCTCTTTTATATTGGTTATTATTTCCGGAAGAATAGCAAAGTATGGCAACTGTTTTAAAATTTAAGCCCAAGAAATTGGTTAAAACTTCCAAGAAACGAAAAAAAGCCATATTAGAATGGCTATCCTTATTTACAGCTATATTATTTGCCGATATAGCCGTTGAATTAATTATTTGGATTTTTAATAAAATTCTATGAATTATCTAAGAAAAATGGCTAAAGGCGACCTGAAAGATACATTTCGGCTTAGAAATGATCAGGAGGTTTGCTACTTCGCTCAGGCTAAAGCCCCTATTACTTGGGCTGAGCATGTGGGAATCTTTAAACATACTGATTATCCTAAGCTTTGTTATATTGACGGAGAATCTAATCAGATTATAGGATTCGTTGAGTTTAGGAACGATATTAAGTCAGATGATCCAGACGTTAAGATCTGGGGCTTTCACTTGGATAAAGATTTTAGAGGAAAAGGCTTAGCTAATGATATGTTGGATTTAGCTTTAAAAGAGGCTAAAAATTTAGGCATCAAGAAAATTATAGCTTACGTAAAGCACGACAATGTGAAATCCATACATCTTCATGAGAAACTTGGATTCTTGGAAACTAATATGGACGATATGGAAATAACTTACGAACTGGAGGTAAAATAGCATATGATGGCATTCTTATTGGAACACGTAGAAACCTTGCAAATTATCCAACTTCTTAACATTCCGCTTATCTTTGTAACAATGTTGGTAATTAACGTAGCGGCTGTGAAAAGCCTGCTGAGGAAAGGATAATTATGAAAGACGCACTATACTTAATTGCTATCTTAGTACTTGGTGGAATAGTTACCGGCCAAGGGGTCACAATCGTGGAAATGAAGGAAAAGGACAATGAGATCATTGCTTCCGTTCTAGAAATTAATACCCGAACTATCGAATTCTGTAACGGCTCTACCAACGCCCTGCAGGATACTTTGGAGGGTAGAATCGGGGCTATGGAGCAGGATCTGGACGATCTAAAGTATATCTTTAAGAGGGGGTTAAAGCTTAAATAATGAACTTAAAAGATGCATTAATTGCTAGCCTAAAATCAGGTAAAAATGGATCAGTTTTTCAGCTTTTAGATGGAACTCTTGAGAAGCCAACTAAAATTATTATTTGGGATTGGATTAAATATCCTTGGGAAAATAAACCATGGTTCGCAACTAATGTTGGTGATTGGTCGGAAAGATGGATGGAAGATTTTGAGTTCAAAAATGAAGATAATACTTTTAAAGACAATTTTTATCCAGTTCCTAAAGATTATGATAATTGGGTAGCAAATTGGGCAAATAATTTAAAAATTAATAAGAATCAAGAATAATAAATAATGAATCCTAAACAGACTGAGATCTTTACGACCATAGATCTAGAACTAGCGCAACCTAGTAATAAAATCATAAGTATTGGCTATTGTATCGGGAACATAAAAACCCGGGAAATTCTAGCTTCCGATGATCTGTTTGTATTGATTGATGAACCACTTACCGAGCCTATAATTGAGCTGACTGGTATAACGGACGAGAAGTTAGCCAACGAGGGTCAACCCTTATTGGTTCAATATGAGAAGCTGAGATCTACTCATATAGCATTTGGTAGCTTTATTAATTGCCTCACTTGGGGCGGCGGAGATACTCAGTTCCTAGGCGAGCAACTTAAAGCATCTGGGGCTGATTTTAAGTGGTGTTTTGGACGCCGCTGGATTGACGTTAAAACGATCTATATTGGTTATTGCTTAACCAACGGCTTTATGGGTAAAGGCGGTCTGGCTAATAGCATGAAAAAGATGGGACTGAAGTTCCAAGGTCAGAAACATAGCTCGAAAGATGATGCTATAAATACCTTCCTATTCTTTTGCCACCTTTTGGATAAAATAAAAGTTGCCTAAATCTAGAAATCTTATATTATCGGCAATGGAGTAATAATTGCAGGAAAATTAAAAGGAAAAATAATGTTTAAAGCAGGGTTAGCCCAGAGCCTTGAAACCGCCCAACTGGTGCCACCCCAGACCTACATTTTCGGGAGGTAAGGGATTCAAGGAGTGGCACATTATAAAGTACCAGTTGGCTGCTTTCTAGGTGCCTATAATTATCGAAAATTAGGGAAATAATTTTGCTCCCAGGTGGCTTATAAGGGGTTAAATCGACCATTTGGTAGGGGGGTAGTTTAGGGGAAAGATGGATGGCTGGAGGTTTTAATAATTATACAGGAAAGTAAGTTGGTGTGCTCTCATATATAGCAATAACTGTGCCAACATGGGAGGTGGCTTGTCCCCAGCAAGGGGGTCTCTTGGTATGGAAATTGCAGGGGGTGCAAGAATCGTGCTAGGATGCGAATATGTATATAATGCAGAGAGAAGGCGTGGGTATGCATTTTATGCAGAGTAGGGGAGCAGTTGAGAGATGCAAGATTCGTGCCAAGTCTAGCTGACCAGGGGGGTGCAAGAAGTGTGCCAAAGTAAGCGGGCGGATTAGCAGGTTTGTTGGCATAGAACTTGCAGGGGGAGCCGAGGGAAGCTTGACCGGATTGCATAGTGGGCTATAGGTATGCAAGTTGTAGCGGGATTAGAACGCAGCAGGATGCCCTATATTGAAAGATTAGGAGCGGGGGGATACCTTGGGTGCAAGGAACGGCCAAAGTTGAATGGCGGGGCTATTAGAGCGTTACCGAGCAGGTCGGGTGGAAGCGGGGAAGGTGGCAGATGGGGCTTTTCTTCGAAAAGTATGCTTTTTCGGTAGTTTAGGAAGCTATAAGTATGGGCTTTTTCGATAGCTAGGGAATGCAATTTCGAAGGCTATGGAAACTATAAGTATGGGCTTTTCAAAAGCCAATCCATCATTCAATGACCAATCCTAGATCTAAACCAATGTAATCTTATGTAGTACGGCAATTATTGGTCTATATTAGACATGTATTGTTTAATATGAGCATTTATTGTAAGGGGTATGTTTATTGGGATTAGAGGGATTTTATACATAAGAGGTTAGAATGATTGGGAATGTTTATAATGGGGAGGGAATAAGAGAGTTGGTATGGGATTTGCAAGAGTATTTGAATATGGATTATGTGATAGGATTGATTGCACTGCCGGTGATTCTGGTGATTAGGATCGGGGAAGCTTTGGTTGATTGGATGGACGGAGTATAATATGGAAAGTTACGTTAGAGTTAAGATGTATCAACGGGAAGGGAACTATAAGATTCCTTTATTTAAAGACGTTTTGGTTGGTTGGGAACAGTTCCTAAAGCTAGAAAAAGCTGGTATCGTATTTAGAGTGGGTGCTAGCTTCGGAATGTTCGCTTAATCGGAGGGATTATGTATAAAGCTTTAATTAGATATAAAGATGCTGAAGTGGTTGGAATGGATGAAGTTGGGGCTAACGATGCTGTATTATTGGCTGATATCATCAGTAATACCTATAACTTAGAAGTTGCTGGTAATGACGTTTTAGATGGAAAAACCTTGGAAAGTAAGGCTTACCGAGTTCGCTTTCTGAAAGGAAAGAAGTAATGAATATCTTAACTAATAAGGAAGTTACCGAAATCAATAACAAAATCAATATGTTATTAATGTTCGCCGGGGAAGTGCAAGATAATGTATTTTTGCTAGATAAAATAGGACTGGAAATTCAACAACTTATGGCTGATCTAGACAATTCTTATAAATCTGGTGTAGACTTTAAATTGAAGGTTATCGAAGGAGGCAAGAAATAATGAAGGCATTACAGAAAATGAAAATTAAGGGGTTGGAAATGGAAATGAGAAAGGCCGTTGTTGAAAAGAATACCCAACTGATGCCAATACAACAAAAACTTGAAGATGAATGGAATAAGGTATTCATAGAAGATTTAAACTTAATTCAAGCTTTAGAATCACTCGAAAATACAAGAGAGTATGGATTGAACGAACAGGGTATATTATATAAATGGACCTGCGTTGACGTGAAGCTATTAAGTCATGGTAATATTGAGCAATTAGAACGTTATTTAATCGCTGAAGGCTTTATTACCCTTGACGTTAAAAATGAGCGCTTCGTGGTATTAATGGGGGAATTCATCGGTATCGACGCCGACACCGGCAATATTTTTTGGTCAAATAATTATAATCAAATCGAACCGATAGCTAGTGGGACTGAATATAGTACTATTGAAGAACGGGCGGCAATTATCAATGCATATATTGGAGAATCCCGTGTTTATCCGCCGGTAGTGTGTGTTAATATATATGGGGATGTATCCTTAGTTGATATACCGGCTATATAATTTATTTATATGAAAGACAAAGTTATTAGTGGTAGTTGTTAGATATTTGTAGTCAATCTATAATGGAGTTGTAAGTCAAGGAGGATCTAATGCTAATGAAATTTAAAGGTCGAGAGATTGAAGTGGAATTCGATAGTAATTCTCGTGAGATGGAGGATATTTACTTTAGCAGTGGGTTTTATACTGATAATATGGTAGATTTGACTGATGAAGAGCTGGACGAGCTTCAAGAGAGTTGCGAAGATGTATTGTACGAAGCTTGGATGGACCGGCAGATTTCGGCTGCTGACTTTATGGGAGATTAAATGAAAACTAATCAGGATTTCCTAGGTGGAGAATTGAAGGGTCAGCTTTGGGATCAGCTTAGAGGTCAGCTTGTGAGTCAGCTTGGGAATCAGCTTAGAGGTCAGCTTTATGATCAGCTTATGAGTCAGCTTTGGAGACAGCTTAGGGATCAGCTTGGGAATCAGCTTGGGAGTCAGCTTGTGAGTCAGCTTAGGAGTCAGCTTTGGAGTCAGCTTGTGAGTCAGCTTGGGAGTCAGCTTGGGAGTCAGCTTAGGGATCAGCTTATTGAGGATTTGAAGGATATTAAACTATGAAAATCATTAAAGAATATCCAGAACTTATTAAGGATTATCAAGACAGAGTTAAAGAAAATCATATTAGGGCCTCTATCGCTTTAGAAGAATTCATGCTAGACTTTGAATATATGATTAGGCAAATGGAATATAACATTGAAGCTATGAAATGGAGGAATGAAAAATGATATTTGATATGCCGCCAGTTGCTCCAATTGAAATTTATGATGTAGCTTATCGAAAGAGCGTGCATGTGGTAAGCTCATGTGAAGTAGATCGGGAGAATAGCATTACGTTGTTTTTTGATCCTGAGACTGCCACGTTTGATGTTATAATGAGACATACGATCAAGAAGGCTCTTAACACACCCGGAATTGTGAGGGTTCAAATATGCCGAAAGCAAGCCGATTGAAAAAAGAGGATTTCCTAGGTGAAGAATTGAAGAGTCAGCTTTGGAGTCAGCTTGGGAGACCGCTTTGGAGTCAGCTTGAGGATCAGCTTTGGAGTCAGCTTTGGAGTCAGCTTGAGGGTCCGCTTAAGATTCAGCTTGGGAGACCGCTTTGGAGTCAGATTGAGGATCAGCTTTGGAGTCAGCTTGAGGATCAGCTTGGGAAAGAGCTTGGGAGTCAGCTTAGGGATCAGCTTGGGAGTCAACTTGGGAGTCAGCTTGGGAATCAGCTTATTGAGGATTTGAAGGATATTAAATGAACTCTGACTTTCTAGGTGGAGAATTGAAGGGTCAGCTTGTGAGTCAGCTTAAGATTCAGCTTGGGAGTCAGCTTGTGAATCAGCTTGGGAAAGAGCTTGGGAGTCAGCTTGGGAATCAGCTTGGGAGTCAGCTTGGGAATCAGCTTGGGAGTCAGCTTGGGTGGCAGCTTAGGAATCAGTTTGAAGAAGATTTGAAGGAGAAAGAAAATGAAGAAAATTGAATCATTAACAAAACAACAGGAACAAGATCTAATTGAATTCAGACAAAAGGCACTTGAAGTTGGTCTATCGACAGAACCCGCCAATTTCGAAGTGGCTGAAAGAATTATCAAAGAATTCTATAGACGGTTAGAAAAACCCGAGCCTGAAATTATCAAGGTTTCATCGCCTCTAGAAGCTGAAAAATTGATAAATAAAGCCAAAGGAAATAAGGCCGCTGTTTACAATGGGACTTATTTCTGGGGTCAACAAGATAACTATTGGATTGCTTTCTATCAATTTTGCGAGCAAATTGGCGTGAAGTATACCAAAGATCAAAGTAAATTACTAGAACAATGGTCCAAACTAGCTAAAAGTTGCGGTTGGGTCTATTTCTATGAAAAAGCTGCCATTATTTGCGATAGACCGGAGTTTGTCTCAATGAAAGACGGACGGCTACATAATGAGGGAAAGATGGCTATTAAATACCGTGATGGCTGGGGTATCTATGCTTTAAATGGTATTCGAGTGCCAGCTTATGTTATTGAAACTCCTAAAGAAAAGCTCGACGTAAAGAAGATTCTTGGTGAGCAGAATGTCGATATCAGACGAGAAGCATTAAAGCTTATTCCAGTAGAACGGCTTTTAAAGGATACTAATTCTAAGTTACTAGATGAATGGAAAGACGATAGAAAAGCTTGGTGCGACTACAAACTCTATTCAATGGACTTTGGAGATGGAGTCGTTAGGAAGGTCTTATGTATGAAGAATCCCAGCTTGACTAACACCTATCATTATGAGAGAGTGGAAGACACAATTGAGACTTGCAAGGCGGCGCTTGCGTGGAGAATGAATCTGCCGAACTATTTGGAACCTATAATTTTAACTTAAAAAGGAGAACTAAAATGTCAGATGAAGCACGAGAAATCAGAGAACAAGGCGATGTACTAATCTATAAGATCGATGCAATCCCAAGCGGAGTTGTAGAAGATCCTAGGAACTATGTATTGGCTCATGGTGAGCATACGGGACATGCACACCGACTTGTAGATGAAGGTGAAAATGTCGACCAAATGGCTAAAGTTCATGGAGCGCCTGAAAAGAATAAGGATTCACGGAATTTTATGGTATTTCGAGATCCTACTTCAAATGTAACCTATTTGCGAGTGTTCAAGGAAACAAACCTTGTACATAATGAACACGATAAAGTGCCAGTTCCAGTGGGAGATTATCGAATTGGACAGGTCCGTGAGAAGGGCATGTTTGACGAGATGATCCGTCCTGTAGTAGACTAAATTAAAACGATGGGAGGAGTACGACGTGAGACCATTTTATCCAGTTACTTATATTATTAGTGCATATAACGCGCAGAATTGTGAAGCTACTAATCTAAAAGCCCATGAAAATGGCCGAAAATACTTACTTAACGATGGATTTCAAGTTAAGGACGTATCCGGTTGTTTTAAAGGCGTCCATGAGGATAGTTTAATTGCAATTGGCGGTTGCGACGATCAAATTATTCAATTCCTTAAAGATTTCACCCAAGAATGTGCTTTAAAATTAGACGGTTTTCGAAATGCTTATTTTTTGTTTCAAGATGGGACTTACAAATATGCAGGCCAATTTAAAGGCACTAATTGTAAAGAGACTATTATAGATAAGGACTATACTTTTGATCCAGACTCGAAGACCTACTATTACTTAGAGAAGTAAAATGAAAGAAAAGAGATCAGACATTCGAATCCCAATTGTGAATGATAGACTGTCAGTTGCTTGGGAAACATCATCTGGAGATTTGAAGTTAAAAGATCTAAGTAATAAAGGAATGTTCTTTGAAACAAATGGGGAGTTACCAACACCTAAAGAATGGTGTAGAGTAGACGTTATACTACCAGGAGATCTTGGAAAGCTTGCTTTAGATGGAGTTGTAAGTCGAGTTCACTGGAGAGACTCTAGAAAGCAATCAAAAGTAAGAGGGTTTGCAGTTATACTTGGTGATATGAGCCAAAATACTCAAAAGATATATGAAGCTTATCTAGTTTATATGAGAAATAGTCAGATTATCAAAGTTTCAAAGCGGATTATCGAAGAATTCTTCGGAGATATTAAATGAAAGCTAATCAGGATTTCCTAGGTGAAGATTTGAACTATCAGCTTTGGAGTCAGCTTGGGAGACCGCTTTGGAGTCAGCTTGAGGATCAGCTTTGGAGTCAGCTTTGGAGTCAGCTTGAGGGTCCGCTTAAGATTCAGCTTGGGAGACCGCTTTGGAGTCAGCTTGAGGATCAGCTTGGGAAAGAGCTTGGGAGTCAGCTTGAGGATCAGCTTGGGAAAGAGCTTGGGAGTCAGCTTAGGGATCAGCTTTGGGATCAGCTTATTGAGGATTTGAAGGATATTAAATGAACTCTGACTTTCTAGGTGAAGAGTTGAAGGGTCAGCTTAGTAATCAGCTTGGGAATCAGCTTAGGAGTCAGCTTATTGAGGATTTGAAGGAGAAAAGTGAAAACCAAATCTAACATGCAAATTAATGATGAACAGAAAGCAGTCTTTGCTGATAGATTCAGAGCATTTACCGCTCGTTTTAAACGTCTAAAAGAAGCTGAAAAGGAAATAGAGACTGGTAGTTTACATAGAACGATGGAAAGACTACAGGCTTGTACTAACATTAAAAAACACATGCTTAAAGAATTAAATGAGCTTCATTTTATTGCTCTGCATTTAATGAATCGTATTCAATATGTTAAGTTTCAAGAGATCGTAAAAACTATAAAGAGGGATTTATAATGGAACATATTAAAGTCGATTGTTATGAATTTCGAGAAAAGATCGAGCAAAGAAAGTTTGATAAAAAAATCAAGGAAATTAGAAATTCAATTAAGCGATTGGAATCGACTAATGAAATTCTCGATGACATTATTAAATTACTAGTAGTTGTAACTATCATTCACTTTATTTATAGGTTTTTATGAAAGCTAATCAGGATTTCCTAGGTGAAGAATTGAAGGATCAGCTTGCGAGACAGCTTAGGGATCAGCTTGGGGGTCAGCTTATGAGTCAGCTTTGGAGTCAGCTTAACGAAGATTTAAAGGAGAGAAATAAATGAATCAGATTTGGCGAGTAACATATAAAATCTTCTATGTTGATTTAGATATCCAAGAAGAAAGAAGTCTTACTTTCAAAAACGAAAGAGAAGCTTATTCTTTCTCAATTGAAATAAAAGAAGTTATGATGCCCTTTTATAAGACGGCGAGACTTGGATGGTGTATCGTAGAGCCTATGCTTAAGGTTATTGAAGGAGGAAAAGTCGATGGAACTAATACGATCTAAACGCTTTTTAAAGAAGAAAAAAGGGCTATTAACGATTAAGCGAGAAATGCGAGATAAAGATTGGAAAAAGTTCTTCGCTAGAAAAAGAGAAGAAGCTGCTATGAGACAACAACCTTTTATTAAGTGTGAATTCGGTTGCCTAGTTCATGGAAAGAAATCATGAATACAATTGTTATCAAGAGATATCCTAATCGAAAGTATTGGGCAAAAGGTTATGAGAAGGATACTTACTTGACACCAACGGCCAAACGAAAGTACCGAAGGTCTTATATTAACTTGACTGAAATAACCAATCTCTTAAAAGAAGGAATGCAAATTAAGGTTATCGAACATCAAACTGGGGAGGATATTACGAAGAATGTTCTGAGACGGATAGCCAGAATTAACTATTCTAAACGACTAAGCCTGGAACATAATCTTCTATCTCTTAGGTATGAAGCACTAAAAGATGAATAATCTCAATAATTTAGATAGACTAATTGAAACTTATGAGGATTTGAAGTAAGCTAAAAGTATGAAATATAACATTCAAAATTCAGAGAAAGTAGCCCATAAATGCCAAAGCTGCGATAGAGAGTGGTTAGCTGATATGTTTAGAGATCGATGCTGCCACTATCTGGGCTATGTAAATGATGATGACGGAATTTGCCCAAACTGTGATGAGGATGACTACGATAAAATCGATCTAAATTAATTAAGAAAGGGAATAAGTATGAAAAAACTACCAACGGCAGTAATTGAAGTGGATAACGAAGGACTAATTGCATTACTCGGGAAGCAAGTGACGTTGTTTTGCTTGAATTATATTTACTCAGGAACTCTTGAAGGAGTAAATGAAAAATGTGTAAAGCTAAACAATGCTGCAATTATTTACGAAACTGGGTCATTTAATGATTCAAGTTTTAAGGATGCTCAAAAGCTCCCAAATGACGTTTATGTAATGATTAATACTATTGAAAGTTTTACTTTATTGAAAGCAAAACTTTAATATGTTACCAAGAAGTCAAAAGAATAAATACAGAAAAGAATATTGGTCTGGGTCTGGGTCTAGGTCTGGGTCTGGGTCTAGGTCTTGGTCTTGGTCTGGGTCTATATAATTTTTAAAGCAATATGTTTAAAGTGTTTCCTTGGCCTGTAATTTGCATGTTTGTACTTTGTTTAGTTTTAGGCTATTTTATTGGTGGAACGGTAAACGTAATTAGTTTAAAGCTTGATTGGTTAAAGACAGAGAAGTTTACAAGATGTACAAAATGATGGAGAATAATTGGAATTATCTTCTTAGAGTGGAGTTTGAAAAACCCTACTTTATTGAAATGCAAAATAGGATTAAAGAAATGAGATTTAATGGGACAACAATCTATCCAATGAGCTTTGATGTATTTAAAGCTTTTGATCTTTGTCCTCCCTGGAATATCAAGGTTGTTATTCTTGGTCAAGATCCTTATCACGACGGATCGGCTACCGGATTAGCTTTTTCCGTTAGAGATTCAGCAAAACATCCTAAGTCTTTAACAAATATCTTTAGAGCCTTGAAGATTGATTCTGGTATTGAAAACAAAAGTGGGGATCTTTCTTACTGGGCCATTCAGGGAGTATTCCTACTTAATACAATTCTAACCGTTGAGAAAGGAAAGCCTCTCAGTCATAAGAATCTAGGATGGGAAACATTCACTGACGAGGTTGTTCGTATTGTAAATGATTTAAAACAGCCTATTGTCTGGGTATTGTGGGGTAAACTAGCTCAGCAGAAAAAGCATTTAATTACCAATTCGAATCATTTAATACTGGAAGCAGCACATCCTAGTCCGATGTCTGCTCATAAGGGATTCTTTTGGTGTAAACACTTCTCTAAAGTAAATGAATTTCTAAAAAAGAATAAACAAGATACTATCTACTGGAGGCTTCCATGAAAGCTAATCAGGATTTCCTAGGTGAAGATTTGAACTATCAGCTTAGGAGTCAGCTTAGGAGTCAGCTTTTGAGTCAGCTTTGGGATCAGCTTATGAGTCAGCTTTGGGATCAGCTTAGGAGTCAGCTTTATGATCAGCTTATGAGTCAGCTTTGGAGACAGCTTAGGGATCAGCTTGGGAATCAGCTTAGGAGTCAGCTTATTGAGGATTTGAAGGAGAAGAAGAATGCCTAAAATTATAAACAAAATTGAGAAGGAATACGATGGCTTTCTCACTAACGGAGAAGTAGTCTATTTCAAAAGAAAGAACTATCCTGGAAAAAAAGAGTTCCCAGCTGGTATTTATCAAATTCATCGAGATATGTCTGGAGAGATGTTCTTTAAGAATATGTCCAGTATGACTGATGACCTAGTTGAACTTCCCAGTTTCGTTGGTTCTACAATTATCAGTGAGATTGAGCAGTTTTGGTCGGAAGATGTTAAGAGTCGTTATGCTAAGTATGGGATGGTTTACAAGCGTGGAATTCTACTTTGGGGTTTACCTGGGACGGGAAAAACTAGTATAGTTTCGAAAGTAATTGAGAAAGAAGTTAATAACGGAAGTATTGTATTCTTCTGTCCATCTCCCAGCCTACTTACTGAAGCTGTGGATATTATCAGAAGTATTGAGAAGCAAGAAAGAAGAATTCTAGTTATCTTTGAAGAACTGGACAAGTTGCTTGAGCGAGACGAAGGCTCTTTCCTCTCCCTACTAGATGGTGAGATGCAGATTCAGAATGTTCTTTACATCGCTACAACTAATTATTTAGATAGGATTCCTCCTCGTATTCGAAATAGACCTTCTAGATTTGCTCTTGTGATTGAAGTTCCTACTCCAGATGCTAATGCTAGAAGGGAGTTCCTTAAAGCTAAAGTGAAAGATGAGATTGATGTAGAATACTGGGTTCGGCAAACCGAGGGTTTTACAATTGACCATATTAAAGATCTTATTATTAGCGTCCTTTGTATTGGTATTAAGTTTGAAGATGCTATTCTGAAAGCTAGGCAAATGATGGAAGCTCATCTAGACGCTGAAAATGATGAATACGATCCATATGAAGATAGTGAAGACGATGAAGATCCATATGGTTTCCAAAAGTCTATGCTAAATAAGTTTAGGAAGAAGCGCAAATGAAAGCAGACTTTCTAGGAGAAGATATTAAAGGTCAGCTTGGGAGACCGCTTTGGAGTCAGCTTGAGGATCAGCTTTGGAGTCAGCTTTGGAGTCAGCTTGATGATCAGCTTGGGATTCAGCTTAGGGGTCAGCTTAGGGATCAGCTTAGGGATCAGCTTGTGAGTCAGCTAAATCTTCTTATTGAAGATTTAAAGGAAACAAATGTTTTATGAAATTAAAGGTCTTTCACAACGAAAAGTTAATAAGTATTTATAGAACAGAACGTCTTTTGCTTGCTTCACATGATGGATTGGAAAATTTAAGTTACCGAAGTCTGAGTGGACTACTTGACCTAATCGTATCGACGGGATGAAATACTCTCTTAGAGCGCAGGAACTTGGGAGTAGTTACACCAAACACTCTTTCTAAGGGGCAGCGTTTATGCCGCAATTGGAGTTTGCTGCCAAATCAACAAAACGGCGGTTATAGCCACATAGTAATTAAGATAGCTGAAACTGCGGGCGTAAGGTACCAAACCATAAGCCTAACTGAAAAAAACAAAAGCACGATCTTAGGAGTTCTATTCCTATTTTCTTCTTTTCAGTATGTAAAGTCCTAGCTCTAGATAGCTAGTAGCTTATGTCGCGGTATTGGGAGGCCCTCCGGTTGAACTACCCTAGTCAGACGACCAACCTTCAGTTATTCTATGACTTTGTAACATATGGGTAAAAGCACTGTTGCAAGACCCCGGTTCGGTTAGGTAGTTCACTTCCCGACTCCATGTTCCTTAATTGTTTTGGGACAAGAACAGTGTAATAAGCTCAGTTTGTAATAAGTAGGATTTATTATAGCTATTAAGCAATACATTAGCTTATAGCTTACTGTAAGTCTTAGCCTACGTAATAGCTACTCAATATACTGCTATTACTATAAGCTAATAAGTCCTACAGATAGCTTTCATATAGAACATGGAGAGAAGGGTCTGTATTGGAAAGACTACAGTAGGCTTAGGGTTCTAGAGAATAAATATAGCTATGTACTGCTAGTCCAGTAGGCTATAGGCTATTGAAAAGCTTTACTTATTAGCTATTGACATGAAGACTCCAGTAGGCTATGCTGTATTCATGCTTTCAAAAAGCTTAGTTTTTAAAATGGAAACAATTCTTAAAGAACTAAAAGAATTCGTTCCAGATAATCTTTTGATGGTTGAAGACCAGTCAGAAGCCAAAGAAAACCCTCATTACGCTATTTGTATTAAAACTCCTCCTTTGGGTGGCGTAGATTTTATCATAGAAGCTCAAGAAGATAGAGTTGTGGTTAGTTGTTCATTCCTTTCCAAAGGAATTGAAGTTATGGAGTTTATCGATACTGTGCGTAAACAGTTCCCAGACTTCCTAGTTGGCTCTTATTTCCACCATAGCCATAAAACCGGAGAGATCCTGTATGGGGAGCAAGCTAAAGAAGAATACTTTGAGCTAATCCAAGGCGTTGTTCAAATGGAGCCTGAATCCTTTTTGAACGATTTAGATCAGCTTATTGAAGATAATAAACCAAAAGGTCAGTTAGTTCCTTTCCCTAAGAAACCTAAAGGCGATGATCCAACCTTCAACTAAAGCCAAGATAATTATCGGCAATTCCTTTTGTGAACTTAAGGGGTTCCCAAAAGACATCATGGATGCCATTTCCAAGGATTTATCCTATAGGAATGAAGAAACCCAGTTTGAACGTAAGCGTATATACTCCGAAATGGAGAGGGCTAAGCGGTATAAGAACCATAAGTATTTCTTTGCTTTGAAAAAAAGGCTATCGGAACTACCCCAAGATGTAGTCTGTTTACTCAACGAAAACAATACTTTCATGGCCGGGTTGTTATACCGTGTTAAGAATACCCTTAAAACGCACAAATTTGACTTATATGAAGAGATCAACACTAGGGTGAGGCCCAACCCTTACTTGACACTAAAATGGCGTAATAAGCCTCCTGCTTTACGCTATTACCAAGAGGAAATTCTAGAGCAAACTGATAAGTATTCCAAGGGAGTTATATCAGCTTCCGTGGCATCTGGTAAGACCAGGTGTATTGTTGAGCTTATAAAGCAAAAAGAAGTGAATACGTTGGTTATAGTGCCTTCTTTAGCCCTTTTACAGCAGATTTACGATGAATTGTTTTTGGCATTTGGACCAAAAGTTAAAATGGTTAGGACAGCCGGTTTAAAGACTAAGAACAAGTTACCCCCAATAAGAATTGTAAACATTCAGACTTTGGTATCCCTTCAAAAAAAGGGTCATTTAGATAAACTTATTAGCGATGTAGATATGGTTATTGCGGACGAAATCCACCATTGGGGAGCTTTTACAGCAACTGAATTGGCCAAAGATTTTAATAATATATACTACAAGTATGGCTTTAGTGGGACCTTTTTAAGAAATGATTCCAGAATTTTAGAGTTACATGGCTTTATATCAAATGTAATATATGAGTATCCTCCAAAAAAAGCAGTTGAAGACGGTTTTATAACTCCAACAGAATACATTATTTGTAAAGTTCCAGGTAGAGCCCATCCAAATTATCAAAGAGAGTATGATTTAAATTATTGCGGCGGCATGGTGCTTTTAAACACAATAGCCGATATTGTAAAAACAATTCCAATGGGAGAACAAATACTTATTTTAGTTGACAGAAAAGATAAAGCTGGTAATCTTATCAGTGATTGGCTTACTGATATGGGTTATGCTAACAAATATATTTCTGGAGATGATAAGAAAGAAGCCATTAAAGAGGCCATTGACGGGTTTAATGAATTGAAGTATAATATACTTATAGGCACGACTGTCATCGGGGAAGGTATAGACATACGCTCCACAAAGCACTTGATTATTGGAGGAGGCGGAAAGTCGGAGATTAAGCTCGTCCAATCTGTAGGCCGCGCAGTAAGACTATATCCGGGTAAGGAAAAGGCTTATATTTATGATTTTGATTTCCTAAATACTAGATTTCTTGGACAACATCTTAGAAAACGTGTTATGATATACAAAGATCATTTTGCGGGAGAAGTTAGAGAATATGAACTCTGATTTCCTAGGTGAAGAGTTGAAGGGTCAGCTTAGGAGTCAGCTTGAGAGTCAGCTTATGAGTCAGCTTGGGAATCAGCTTACTGAGGATTTGAAGGAGAGTAATAAGTGAACTTGGGTGATGGAGATATCAAGATAACCAAAGGTGGTGAAATAATGATGACCGTCTGGAATTCTGAAGCTGGTGAATTCTACACTGAGAATAAAACGTCTAAGCTTTCCAAGCTTCTCACTAGTAACTGTTATCTTGATAATGATGTAATCCTACGAGATTTGTTTCTTCTGGCAGAAAAACACGAAGCTTTCCTTTCTCTTATTATGCCGAGAGGATTCAATGAGCTTGTTCACGAAGGTCTTCATGTTCCAACGGAGAAGAAAGCTTCCGAGATTGATCATCTAGAACTATATTGGGATCTTCGAATTACCCAAGAGTTCAGTGAAAAGGAAGATAAGTTCTTAGAAGTTCCTAGAATTCTTTCTGGAGGTCTCTTTCCTCAGTTTCATGGCTGGGGAACTTGGCTTGCTGATGAATTTATCAAAGAAGGAACCAAAGGCGGTTATGCCATTTCATTGACTCCGGCTAACGAATTGATTAATTTACCCTTAAAGCTCGGTCAAAAGGGAACGGTTTACGATGAAGAACACCATAAAGTGGAAGTAACTCCGGGTAAAGTTCTACTAGAATATGATGAAGTTCATTATTCCCTTTTCCACATTCTTTATGGCGTGTTTTGGGAATTATCTTGGCATGGTACACCTTCTCAACGTAACAGTCGTGTGGCGGAATTAGACGAAGCAATCAAAGAAGTTAAAGAAGAATTGGATAAGAAGAAAGATGACTAAAGTAACCGACATGAATGATTTCATGGATCGAAAGGTTCGTCAAGAAGTAGGATTTACAATTGATGAGGGTTGGCTAGAGCCGACCGTTTTAGATGGTGAAAAAGCATATACTATTACTAAAAAGGGATTAGAAATAGTTGCTAAAGTTATTTCAGTTGCGTATATGTCTGATGCTTGTTATGGCGACATCGACAAGGAAGAGATGAATATTATTGAGTATGGTGATCAACTAATTCAGAATCAAGGTAACGTAATAAACTTTCTTCTTTCCGCTTCACTTGAAATGAAAGAAATGGGAGTAGTAACAACTAAAGACTTTCATGAACTCATGGAAGAGATCGTAATGGATCTCGAAGAGAGATTTGGGAGTATAAAGAATGATTAACTTAGAGCAATTGAAACTCGCAATGAACCTCCATAACGTACAACGTTTTCAGACCCATAGATTACAGCAACCGAAATCAGTTGCGGAACATTCTTTCCGTGTATTTTTTATTTATGCATATCTTGGTGGTAAGGAGCTAATTGCTGCAGCTGGACACGATTTAGAGGAGGCAGAAACTGGAGATATTCCGAGCCCAGCGAAGAAAAAGATGAGTGGTTTGGATAAGTTCGAAGCGATGCGACCCCAATTTGAAGATGCTAAGGAAGCTCGTCTCGGTAAGCTCGCTGATAAGTTAGATCTGGTACTTGACTTAAGAGAGCAGTTAGAAGACACTGGGACTTTACCTCGTAAGCTTCGTACTATTTACGAAGACGAACTAGAATTAGTTATGGATATCGCTAAAGAACTTGGTAAAGTGAAAGAAGTAAAACAGCTATTGAAGGACTTACAGAAATGAATCCGACGCTAACAAAACTTGCTAAGAAACTTAAGATATCTGAACAACAGATAGTTAAAATGTTAGCAGAAGAACAGCTGCGTAATAATCATTATAAGAACCTTGTGGAGATTGAATTTGGTATAGATTCAAAAGCAGATAAGCTACTAAAGCGACTGTCTAAATCTCTAAAGATTTCACAAGACTCGGTTGTATCGGTCTTACTACAAGATTATATTGAGTATATCAATGCAAAACTTCTTAAAGATAAAGTTTAAAAAGCTCACGTCGAACGCAAGGATACCAACTCGTGCAGACATGGGGTCTGCCGGGTTGGATCTTTTTGCAGCCAGTGAGCCAGTTCGTTGTAAAGAGTATTCAGTATGGGAATACGACACGGGCATTGCTATGGAGATTCCAGAAGGCTACGTTGGTTTGTTGTTCTCAAGATCTAGTATCTCCAATACTAATATGATGCTTGTCAATGCAGTTGGTGTATTGGATGCCTCATTTAGAGGGAGTATAAAGGCTCGATTTCGTTGCATTTATAATGCAGAGTTCCCTGCTTATCAAAAAGGAGATAAGATAGCTCAGTTGATTGTTATGCCATATCCAATTGTGGAGCTAGAAGAAGTAGATGAGTTGTCTACAACTGAGCGAGGTGAGGGTTCTTTTGGTTCGAGTGGAAGGTAGGATGTTCACCGGGGTGGCGAAATTGGCAACGCAGTAAACTGTTAATTTACCTATTACAGGTTCGAATCTTGTCCCCGGTGAAGATTTATTATGAATATCAAGCACAAAATGTACAGGCCTGAAGATTATGAAAAGATCCAAGAATGGTGGACTAAGCAGAAATGGACACCGGTTCCGCAGGATATGCTTCCAGATCTGGGTATTATAGTGTCAATAGATGACAAAGACGTATGTGCTGGATTTCTTTATACTTCTAATAGTTTGACCGGATGGATGGAATGGATTATTGCAGACCCTGAGACCACTAAAGAGGAAAGAGCTAAGGCTTTAGAGGAGTTAATTGATAATCTCTTGACATTATCCAAATTAAAGGGTAAAAAGTATATAGTGACTTCAATTCTACATCCTAAGCTTATGGAGAGACTTGAAGCCAAGGGGTTTATTAAAACGGATCAACAGATGACTAACATGGTTAAAGTTCTCAAATAATTATGCCGAAATCTATTTTAGAATTTAATTTGCCTGAAGAATCAGAAGACTTCAAATTAGCCCGAGAAGGCGCTTCCTTAAGATTTGCTTGTGATGAATTTGACAATTGGCTTAGATCTGCTTTAAAATATGAAGTATCTCTAATGGAAGATAAAACAATGCACTCTAATAGAGAATTAGAAGTGATTGAAACTATCCGCAGAAAGTTTAATGAACTGACTAACGATTTGGAATAAGTATGCCAAAGAAATCTAAGAAACCAAAGCCAGGTATGAGGATGTTTTACCTAGAACGTTTGCAAGATGTTCATGGTGTTTCGGGTGAAGGATATGTTGCTGAGGGGGTTGAACTGAGTACTGGACGAGTTGTTCTATCTTGGCTCACACAACACCATACAATCACTATATTTGATAATATGAAAGAATTGGAAGCTATTCATTCACACGGAGGAAAGACGGTTATAAAGTATTATGAGTAAATCAAGCAAAAATAAAGGAGTTCGTATACTCCTACTGGATATAGAGACCGCTCCGATCCTAGCTAATGTATGGAGTATCTGGAATCAAGATGTTGGATTGAATCAGATTAAGAAAGATTGGAATATCATAGCCTGGTGTGCTAAATGGTTAGATGAACCCAAATTGTTCTACCAAGATCTTCGAAATTCAAAAGATATGGGTAGTGATAAAAAGCTCCTTTCTGGGATTTGGGAACTTATGAATGAAGCCCAGGTTATTATCACACAAAATGGAGACCAGTTCGATTTAAAGAAACTAAATGCTCGATTTTTAATCAATGGTTATAATCCCCCGAGTTCATATAAATCCATTGACACTAAGAAGATTGCTAAGAAGAAGTTTGGTTTTACCTCCAATCGTTTGGAATACATGACCAATGTAACTGATACTAAGTATAAAAAGCTTAAGCATAAGAAGTATCCAGGACATGAGCTTTGGACCGAGTGTCTTAAGGGTAATAAAGATGCATGGAAAGAGATGGAATTATATAATAAACATGACGTCTTAGCCCTTGAGGAACTTTATAAGAAGTTTAGACCATGGGATGGAAGTTTGAATTATAACTTATATACCGATACAGAATCCATGGTGTGTAGCTGTGGAAGCGAGAAATTCCATAAAAATGGTTATTGCTATACCAGTGTTGGTAAATATCAACGTTATTCTTGTGCTAGTTGTGGAGCCGAAGTCCGTGGTCGAAATAACCTATTCTCGGCTGAAAAGAAAGCTTCCTTAAAGGTAAAGCCATGAAGCATATTTATTACTTTATTTATAAAGTCTTTCATAGGATAGGTTCGTTTTTCTTTATGCTTTATCTTAATAAACATTTAAAACAAGTTCTTGACAAATAACAAAAACAAAAGTAGACTTATAGAATAAGGAGTTATATGAGCCGAATTAAAGATACATACGTTCCAGTTAATGTTCGAGTTATGGAAGCTCGAAAAGAACATGGAACCAAATTGACAATCAAAACTGGAGTAAGCCTTTTCCCTGAATCTAACGCAGCGCTCGTTAGTGCTGAGGTTTCAGTAGATGGAAAGACTCTCTCAACCGGGCATTCATTGGTTAGCGAACTCAATGAACCCAAGTCGCTTGAGAAAGCCGAATCGGTTGCAGTAGGTCGAGCGTTGGCATTTGCTGGATATAGTGCAGACAGCGCTATTGCTTCCGAAGAAGAAATGGACGACGCTCCGCAATCAACGTTTACGTCTAAAGGTTCTACACTAACAACTAAACCAACGGGATTTGGGAGGAAATAAACATGGGATTCGGAAACAAAACAGCAAAGACACCAACTAAGACTCAAAAGGACTATAGCGGCTATCGAACGATTGGCTCCATTTGGAAGTCAAAGTTTAATACCGGACAATTCACTTGTTTTATTAATAACAAGGATCGTCAGACCAAAGATGGAAAGACGATTAAAGCCGAAGGACAGCTCCTTTTCAAGGATACCAACACCGGCAATGTTTATCGAGTTAATAGCATTTATTTGAACGCTCCGTCGAAGGAAATTGACGGTCTTGAGTTCAATCTTAAAGTTGATCTTAATAATGATAATTGCACGACACTGATCGAGGAAGGCGAGGGCTCTGCTTCAACTGGGGGTAATGATGAAGCAGATTTAGACTCTGACGGATACTCCGTCGAAGAAGACAGTTAACCCCTCTCCTCCCATGTGAAGCAAGCAAAAGACGTCCTGAGCATGACGCAATAAACTGCTCATAATTTACATTTGGAGAGGAAATGTATTATCGTCTTATAAAACCAGAATGGGCTAAACCCATCAGTAAAGCTACTGGTAGATCCAATAAAGATTTCGTTCAAGAGATTGATGGACCAGATGTCATTGGTGATCTAGAACTATCTGATGGATTTATCGAGGAAAAGAATAAACTGGGCTATAATGTTTATTTCTTTCCAAATTACCCAAGCACACCCCCCACTGGAACTATTCAGGACAAAGATATAGACGTATTTCAATATATCTATATCGACATTGATGCTAAACAACTTCAAGATAACTACGGTTCTGGTGAAAAGTTCTTGGAATCTCTTAAGAAGTTTAAGCCAGTTCCTACAACTGTAACAACGTCTGGAAATGGCTATCATGTTTACTGGAGAGTCTCTGACTTAGATCAAGCTAGGTTTCTAGAAGGCCAACTGAGGCTTATAGCTCATTTTAAGAGTGATGCTAGTATCTGGAATCCTTCTCGTATTATGAGACTGCCAGGAACTATTAATACTAAGAAGTTTAATGAGTTAAAGAAGTGCCAAGAATTGTTCGAGTATATGGACGATGGGACTTATACATTTGAGGATGTAATGAAGACCATCCAGCCGTTATCTGAGAGAGATCGAATAAAACTGGACTTGAAATTATCCAGACTTAATGGTACATATAAAAGTATTATGGATCAAACTCCTGACTTCTCTATCTTACCTGAGAAATTTATCAAACTGATGAAGAAGGAGGAAGGCATACGTCGGCTTTTTGAGAATCCTATTGAAACCAGTGGTGATAGATCGAGTGCCGACTATGCCCTCTGTAACAAGCTATTTGAACACTTCTTCAATAAGAATGAAGTTTTTCAGGTTTTGATGCACACCAAGAAGGCCAGAGAATACCAAGGCAATCCAGAAGACTATGTAACTGGTATTATCGATAAGGTATTCAAGATGCGTCCGACTCACGTCGCATCGACTGTTAAAGCAATGACTGTGTCTGGCAAACTCCCGACAATGGGTGAAAGAATATATGGTCCGTCCTTTATGGATCGAACACATTCCGGTTGGAGGCGAACTGAAGTTCTTGGATTGATTGCTGGGGAAGGTATTGGTAAGTCAACTCTAGCGTTGTCGATGTTTCGGCATATTGCTCGCAATAATACTGGCGACGGACTACTCATGTACTTCAGTTTGGAAATGCCAGCCCATCAAATGATTAAGAGATGGAAGAAAGGCAATGTCGCTCATGAGGATTTTGATGATAGACTGTACATCATTAGTAATGAGGACGAAGATGGTAATCCGATTCGTATAGGTTTGCAAGAGATTTACTGGACAGTGCGTCATACTGAGCAAGTGACCGGAAAGAAGGTTCTGGCTATTACTATTGACCATATTGCCGCGATTAGCCCAGTCATCGATACAACTAAAATTCCTAATTTTAATCTGATCAATAATGCAGACTTTGGATTTGACTCTAAAAAGAGTATGCCACTTGAGCGGATTTGCGCTGAACTCAAAACCTTAGCCAAAGAACTAGATGTATTCATTATAGCTCAGTCTCAAACGACTAAATCGAAGTCTGGGGTTGGTGATATTCCGATTGAAGGCAATGCGGCTTATGGGATTTCTCATTTTGATTGGTATTGTGACTACATCATCACGGCGTGGCAGCCACTTAGACGGGTTCAGAAGGAGATTGATCTTAAAGTGACCTCATTCCAATACTGTAAGATCAGAGAGCAAGACGAGGAGAATCGGGACCGAATCACGGTGTATGATTGGCGCCTCCTTGTTCTAGACTCAGTTAGCAAGGATTTCCGCCCAATGACAATAGATGAAAAATCCGAGATCTTTATTCCTTATCATAAGAAAGCTCAAATGATTCGTAAGATGACTGAGAAGAAACAGAATCTGGAAGCTCAGTATGACATGGAAGAAGTAATGGACGATGCTGAAGAATCAGATGAACCTATTAACACTAAGATTTTAAGTATTAAATCGTTCAAGGATGTTAAGAAGCCGTTTAATGACTAAAATCCTTGAAATAGTCCACGGCAAAGAGCCAACCGAAAATATTGTTTCTATTGAGTATAATAGGGACACACTTCAGATATTTATTGAAAAGAATGGAGAAATTTCCACTCTGTCTTATCCTTATGAAGCCTGGGTTTTAGCCCCACAACCCCTAGAACCTAAAGGATGGCTAGAGCTTGATGGTAATCTTCATTATAAGTATGCAAAGCTTTATGATGATTATTTTGAATTCCGTAAAGAGAAGAAGCTTTACGAACTTGGTAAAGAAGACGTCTGGGCACCCAATGATCCTAAAGAACAAGCCATGCTTAAGGATGGCTTTACCTATTTTAAAGGAATGAACCATAAGCAAGTATCTATTCTTTCTTTCGATATTGAAACGACGTCTATTAAGCATACTCCCGATTCTAAGGTATTGATTATCTCGAATACTTATCGTTCTTTTGACGGAAAAATTACTCGCAAGATGTTTTGTTATGATCAGTACAGAAACCAGAAGGACATGCTAGAGAAATGGTGCGATTGGGTGAGAGAAATAGATCCTTCCATTATTGTTGGACATAATATCTTTATGTTTGACTTGCCCTATTTACAACACGTAGCTAACATGAGTCGGACATTCCTAAAGTTAGGACGTAACAATACATCGGTTAAGTTTGAGCAATTCCAAAGGAAGTTTAGGAAAGATGGCTCCCAGTTCTATAACTACAATCGAGCTACTATTTTTGGTCGGGAAGTAATTGATACTCTTTTCTTGGCGTTCAAGTACGATGTAGGAAGAAAGTACAAAAGCTATAGTCTTAAGAATATCATAGCCGAGGAAGGACTCCAAGTAGAAGGACGACAGTTTTACGACGCTAGCAAAATCAATGCTAATTATCAGATTCAAGAGGAATGGCAGAAGATTAAGGATTATGCCGAACACGATGCGGATGATGCATTGGCCCTCTACGATTTAATGAGCCCGGTATTCTTTTATATGGCCCAATCTATTCCTCGTTCTTATCAGTCAATTATAGAATCAGCAACTGGAAGCCAGATTAATGGTTTGATGGTTAGAAGCTATCTACAGGAAGGTCATTCGATTCCGAAAGCCTCACCTCCAGCACAATTCGAAGGCGGTATTTCATTTGGCCATTCTGGAATTTATTCACATTGTGTCAAGTGGGATGCATCTAGCTTGTATCCTTCAATCATGATCAATTATGAGATTTTCGATAAAGCTAAAGATCCAAATCAAAATATGCTACAGATTCTCCAATACTTTACATCCGAGAGATTGAAGAACAAGAAGAAAGCAAAAGAAACTAAAGATGGCTATTTTTCAGGATTAGAACAGAGTCAGAAAATCCTAATTAATAGTTTCTTTGGTTTTATGGGTGCAACTGGACTTAGTTTTAATTATCCAAATGGTGCCGCTGAAGTCACAAGGAATGGCAGAGAGATTCTAAATAAATCGATATCTTGGGCCGAATCTAAGAAGTTTATCATTACGTCTGGCGACACTGATTCCATTATGGTTTGTAAAGAAGATCAATCTCCTTTCTCAGACCAAGAAAAGAAAGATCTTCTAGTAGAACTTAACTCCATATTCCCGGAGAAGATTAGATGGGAAGATGATGGCTACTATCCTAGAGTAGTTATTGCTAAAGCTAAGAACTATCTCCTTTATGATGGAAAGAAGATTAAGACTAAAGGCTCAGCCCTTAAAGCTACTCAGAAGGAACCAGCACTTGCTGAGTTTATCCAAGAGATACTAAAGGCAATGATTGACGGTCACACGAATTATGTAGACATTTACCATAAATATGTCAAGGAGATCTTCGATATTAAAGACATGAATCGATGGGCATATAAAAAAACCATAACCGAGAAGATCCTCAATCCTCACCGAAGTAATGAGCAAAAGGTTAAAGACGCAATAGAGAATAAATCCGTATTTGAAGGCGATAAGATCCATGCCTACTTTAAAGAAGATGGTACTATTAAGCTTATTGAAGATTTTGCTGGTGACTATGATCCTAAAAGGCTACTTGACAAACTATATAAAACTGCGCTAGTATTTGATAATATCATCGATGTAAAATCGTTGTTTCTTAATTATAAATTGAAGCGCAACCAGGCTAAGTTGGCAGAGGTATTGGTATTATGATTATTGGTTTGACCGGAAATAAGGGAGCGGGCAAAACAACGGCATTTAACTTTATTAAAGCTAAATACCCTGATATTGTTGAGCTTCAGTTGGCTAAATACTTAAAGGAAGTGTGCTCAATAGTATTTGAAACCGACATTAAATATTTTGAAGACCCACACTTTAAGGAAATGGCTTTAAATCCAGCAGTCCCTGCTTTTCGTTTGACTCTGGTCACACTACCTTTGATTTACGAGATGTATGGACTGAAGCTTAGAACTCAGGATTTTAGGAAGCACCTTAATGCTGGATTTTGGACCCCTAGGGCGGTTCTTCAGTACGTTGGTACTGAGATTCTTAGAGAACGAGAGCCAACTATCCATATTCGCAAGATGATAGAAAGCATACAGTTTCAGACGTCCCAGAATTATGTCGTGACTGATTTGAGATTCCTTAATGAATACAACACTTTAAAGACCATGCTTGACGACAAGTTAGGATTCGATGTAATCTATATTAAGCGAGATGAAGCCGAAGCTAAAGCAGGTGAACATTCGTCTGAGCTTGAAATTAAAGAAATAGCCAAGAATGCTAAAATCGTTAGCAATAATGATGGATTAGAAGAATTTGAAGAAAGGATTTTACAAACGGCTGAAAATGTGTTAAAAAGGAACTATGGAATCTTATAAATTAGAAGAATGCCCTAGTTGCGGAGATGAACCTTTGAATAATACTGGAGAAGAATATTGCCCAGATTGCAATAAAGGCGATAGTCGTTATTTAGATCAATAAGGAATAAAAATGAGATTAACAGAACAACAAGCATTTTCTCTCTTTGTTATTTTAAAAGATACGCTTTACGTTGAAGGGTATAATTTTGGAAATTATAATAATGAGCTTAGATGCAAACTATATACAGACATTTTAAATCAACAAAGTAATACGATTATAGATCTGAAGGATGAAAATAATGAACTATCTTAAATTGGCATTAGCTGGAGTTGTTATATTCGTTCTCGGAAGCGGTTTGGGTTACTATATGGCACCTGACAAAGTGCGAGAAGTTGAAAAGATTGTTGAAAAGGAAAAGGTCGTTAAGGAGAAAGAAAAAGAAGTTGTAGAGAAGTTTGATCCTAATACCGGAAAGCTCACTGAACGAATCACCCGAGATAAAGAAAAGGACAGTAAGACCAACGAACAGAAGAACGAGAAGGAACTAGAAAAGATCCGAGATAAGAAACATTATGCAGTTAAAGGCGGTGTTGCAGTTGCTGTCAAGGACCCTTCGAAGTTAGTACCTCGTATTGGCGGCGAGTTTAGACTCCCATTTTTCAATTCGTGGGTTGGTGCGGAAGTGGACGCTGAATTGGCCAATCCGAAAGTCGGTACTTATTTGAGGATGGAATTCTAATATGTTGGCTCATTTTAAATTTAAATCAAGTGAGATTGTTTATCGGTTTGAAGAAGAACATAATAATTCGGATTATATTTTTATGTTTAATTTATTTAGCTCTTTAGAAAAGCAATTAGGTAAACAAAATGTTAGTTTAGATATTATTTCAGAAGATAAACTAGAAGAACTTAAACAAGGATAATTAAATGGATTTCTTACTTAGATATATGGGCGTTATGGTTTCTGGCTTCTGCGTTGGTTTGGCGGGAGGACCTGATAATATGGTGAGTTCTTTACTCTTGTCTGGAGTGGCAACTCTTGCTATAACGATTTCACAATTATACATGTACGAAAAAGGTAGGAAAGCAGAAGATTTATGAAATACCGCAAGAGGCCGGTCGTGGTGGAGGTTATATGAGTGAGTTAGTTGGCGAAGTGAACGGAGCTTTTACCTATTCATCAGAAAAGTCTCGAAATGAGTTTTTGAAAGAACTAGCAGAGTTGATGAAGAAGTATCGGGTTGAGAAGCTCGACATCGCATGGGCTAAGAAATTCGAAGCGACTTATGAGGCGGTGAGGGATGAGTGAGGATGACTATGAGGGATATTTTGAAGATCAAAAAGCCAAAGAGGTGATTAGGAAAATCGCCTCAAAAATTAAGTTTTCTGAAAAACTTATGGAAGACCTGGTTATCAATGGTTTCATCGTGGTTCGTTATGATTTTGATAAGGAAACCGGGGAACTAAAAACGGAGAGAGTTGGATGACCCCCAGCTAGGAGGACTGTGTGAGTGAAGATGTATTTAAAATTGTAGAAACAAAATCAGAGCCCGTTCTAATGATTTCGCCGCAATCCTATTTCACATTGAATTGGGGTGGTGGGACCATCGTCATGAAAGATATTGAGGATGCCAAGACCGTCGCTCTCATTTTATTTCGAGGAATTTTTGAACATACTTCAGCTCCGGAGAAGAAATGATGGAATGGATTTTCTTATTTCTAGTAAAGACACAAGATAATATATCTAACTTGACAATATATAGTTTAGGGAGATATAATACTGAAATAGAATGTCAAACAGCTATAAAGAATTTGAAGAATGAATTAACTGGATTTTGCGTGCAAATACCTTTAAAAAGGAGAAAATAAGGATGGAGAATATTGATGAATTTCTTGAAAAGTATATTTCGATGCTACCAACTGAAGGGGCGGTTTCCGACTCTGAAGCTCAGCGACGTGCTTCTGAACTTTTGGTTGCTCAGTCACATTTGGCAGCTTATCATCACTCTTTAACTAATGATCTTATTAAGTTCTCTAGTCTTAAAGACGTCGAGTATGCTAAAGCCCTTAACTTAGCAGAAGGAAGCGATGCGACTAAGAGAAAAGCTAATGCCGAAGCGATGCCCGATTATATCGACGTTAGAGAGAAGTTTGAAGAAATTGAAAATAAGATGGGGGTTGTTAGAACCTATCTAGATATCTTTAAGAATGGGCACGTTATGTACCGTCAAATGGCAAGTGGATTGAAGGAAGGATTTTAATGTCTGATAAAATTGACATGGATAAGATTGTTGCCAAGATTAAGGCTAAGTTTAAAAACGATAAGAAAAAGGCAGATATCTTTAATACTGGCGCAAGTCTTAAGAATCCAGACAATTGTATAGAACTACCTTCTTGGTTTCAAGAAACCTTTAAAATCAAAGGACTTCCTTTTGGTTATATCTTCGAATGGGCAGGTAAGGAAAATTCAGGTAAGACTAGTTTTTCCATTCAAGCCATGAAAGCAGCGCAGGAACAAGGAGTTGCTGTTATTTTAGCCGACAGTGAGAAAAAAACGACAAAAACAAGATTAGAAGCATGGGGAGTTAATCCCGATAAGATCGGCCTTATTCAACCTGATTTCTTAGAAGAAATGTTTGACGGGATCGAAGAATACATCGAACATTTTAAAGATACGGACCCGGATTGTAGGATTCTAGTAGTTATTGATTCATTGGGTAATACTCCGTCTATCAAGGAAATGGACACCACTAATGAGGACGTAATGCAACTCGGTGCAGCGGCTAAAGCTTCAAAAAGAGGATTTAGACGCTTAGTTCCTAGACTTGCAAAAGATCAGATTCATATGCTTGTGATTAATCAAACATATGATAATCTAGGATCACATGGACAATCTAGAACAGGCGGTAAAGGTCTAGATTTCTTCGCCAGCGTTATTATGCACGTTAATAGAATGGCAGATATTAAAGGTACTTCTAAAGGTCAGGAAGTGATTAAAGGTATTACATCGGTTTGGACAGTTTATAAATGGCATCTTTTTGATGACACCGGGGTTCAAGGACGCAAGCTGATTGTAGACATTACGAAAGATGGAATTTCACTGAGTAAGAAGAATGAAACGTAAAGAAGAAGTACATGGTATGTCTTATTCAAAGACATATCGTATTTGGAAAAATATGTGCCAAAGGTGTATAAATCCTAAATCGACAGGCTACGAATTATATGGAGGTAGAGGCATAAAAGTTTGTAAAACATGGTTAGATAGTTTTAATCAGTTTCGTACAGATGTTGGAGATTGTCCTTCAGATAAGCACCAAATAGATAGAATAAATGTTAATGGAAATTATGAACCAGGAAATGTGCGTTGGGCGACTCCAAAAACACAAATGAGAAATCAGCGTCCGAGAAAGAATACTCAATCAAAATATAAAGGCGTAAGGGTACATCCGATAAATAGAAAAAAGCGTTATCAGGCAACTATAACTATAGATTATAAAACTATTTCATTAGGATATTATTTAACAGAAGAAGAGGCGGCTTTGGCTTATAATAAAGCGGCTGTGCTTTATTTCAAAGAAGATGCACATATTAATATCTTACCAAATAACAAATCTGAAGAGGATGAAAGTGATGAATAATAAGAAAATCTTTCTAGAATTAGATTATGTTCTTCACCGGGAAAAGGGCTGGGACAATAAAGCCCGAGAAGAGTTTGAAGATGCTTTTATTGAATTGATTGAAAGCTTCCAAGCCGTTGGTTCTGGAGGATCAAACGTTTATACGGCTGATCAATATGACGCTTTATATTTGGAAGAAGCCGATGAGGAGGAAGAATGAACCTATTAGAACTTCAGCTTATTAGCGGTGAGAAAATCTGGATTAGACCAGATCAAATTCAAGCGGTTGTTGATGAAGGACAAGGTGGTAAATTGAAGCTTCGAGTCGGAGGAGAATACTTATACATTAAGTACGATAGAGAGGAAGTTCCAAAGCTTATTAAGCAACTTAGGGAAGGTTGATATGAACCATACGTTCGTTGGCGACCTTCACGCTAAACCAGATAATCTAGATAAGATTAATAAGCTATTCAGGATTATTGAGGATCTGGGTAATCCAGTTATCCTTTTAGGAGATCTACTAGACACCAAGGAAATTGTTCGAGGCCGCTGTCTTAATACTATTTATGACAATCTGAAAGCTTCCAAATTAGAATGGACTATTTTGGTAGGTAACCACGACCAGTTCAATAATTATACCTCCGAACACTCCCTCCATACTTTAAACGCTCTAAAACACGTCACAATCGTTGATAAGCCAATGGTTAAAGGTAAGATACTATTCATGCCTTATATTCACAATCTAGAGGATTTTAGGCAGTTTCTAGGGGTGTTTAAAAATGACGGTACTAGCTTAGTTTGTCATGCCAGTATCCGTCATTTTGACTATGGTAATGGAATCAAGGATTTACACGGTATAGACAGGAAAGAATTAGCCAGTTTTAAATGGGTGGTCAGTGGCCACTTTCATTCCTATCAGAAGGAAGATAATATAACCTATCTCGGAACCCCGTTTAGCCATAGTTTTGGAGAGACTGAGCCAATTAAATATCTAGGCATTGGGGACCTAGATAACGGTATTACAAAGCTTATACCAACGGACTTCCCCCATCATATAACCAATTATTATAATGTAGACGCAACTGAGATCCATAATTTAATTGAGAAATCTCCGAAGATGTACGAAAATCCCAAGGATTACTATAGGGTCGTTTTAGAAGGGTCTACTGAGAATATCAATATTTGGGCTAGGAAATTTAAGCAGTATCCGACAGTCAAGCTTGTCTTAAAACCCACTTCTGTGGTAAAGTCTCTAGAGATACAAGAGGACCAGAGTAATGAAGTTAAGTTCACCACTTGGGCTTCTAATATCAAAAAGCTAGATGATGAAACTAAACAGTTAGGACTGAGCATTTTAAATGATTGCAGGAGTTAAAGCGACGAACTTCCTCTCTTGGTCTGAACTTCTGTTCGAGGTCAAAGATGGTATTACCTTAATTACTGGTTGGAATGAAACCGACCAGACGAGCGAAGGTAGTGGCAAGAGTTCGATCTTCAATGCGGTCAGTTGGTGCTTGTTTGGCAAGCTGCCTAAGGAAACAAAGATCGATGAGGTTATCCGATATGGCGAGAAGTCCTGCGACGTGGAAGTTATCCTTAAGAATGGCATTCGAATCCGACGAACTAGAAATCCTAATTTTCTAGGTATCTATAAGAATCTAGTATCTGAGCCTATACTCGGTAAGGATGCTAAAGAAACCCAGAAACTAATAGAGCAGTTAATTGGTTTCAATTTCGATACCTATTGCCAAACTGTATACTTTGCCCAGAATAACTTTAGTAAGTTTATTACAGCTTCCGAAGAAGAGAAGGCTCGTATTCTTTCTGAGATTCAGAATCTCTCTCAGTTCGACAAAGCTAGGAAACTTTGTCATGAGAAGCTTAGAGATCTTAAAACTGCATCAGTTCAGATAGATGCTCAGATTGATAGCCTAGCTCGTATTATTACGATTCATAATAATAATCTTCAGGAGACTAAAGCGTCTAAGGACAAGCTTGTGCAGCAAGCGGAATACATCAAACTAGATTTGCAGAATAAGATTGCTGAGGAAAAGAAGATTCTGGAGAGACTTCAAGGGCTACAAGGACAATCGGCTAAATCTAATGCAGAAGAACTCAAACTGGAAGTTAGAAAAGTAGAAGCTAAATACTTTTCTTCTTATGACATTAAAAAGACAGCTGAAAGTTTGAAATTTAAGATCGATACCCTTCGTAATGCTCTCGTTGATAACAAGAAGAAGTTAGACGGATTAAACAACCCTTCCGAATGTCCGACCTGTGGTCAAATGGTGCATAACCGAGACAAGATTAATAAGGAAATAGATCAACTCCAAAATGTAATTAAGGAACGGGAAGCCAATATCTTAAAGCTTTCTGAACAACTTGCTTCATTGAATGAAACTCAGTATCTAGAAATTAAGACACAGTTGGAAGAATTACGAGCTAAACTTGTCGAAGCCGAACAGTTAGAGAAGCGAGAACAGAATCTTAAAGCTCAGATTGAGAAGTCTGAATTCCTTATCCAACAACACCAGAAGCAACTAGAGAATTCTACCAATTTAGCAGTCAATGATTTAGATGCTAAGATTAAGAAGCTTGAATCTGATATCAAAGCAGAATCTGAAAAGCTTTCTTTATACCACGCTCAAAGAGAAACTAATACATCACTAAGCTCTAAGTATGAGACTCTTAAGGAAAGTTTTAGGGAAATCAAGAAATATGTATTTGAAGGAATTCTAGAGTTCTTATCAGCTAAAACAAATGAGCTTTTGGTTGACCTATTCGATCATCCTATTTCTATTAGATTTACTAACTTTGGTGAGGAAGGCGAGCTTTCTAAGATTCAAACATTGATAAACATTAATGATAAAGAACTTTCACTTGGACTTCTTTCAGGAGGCCAAATGCGTCGGGTGGAATTGGCAGTTAGCTTAGCTCTAAATAGCATTGTTTGTATTAAGAATGGATTCCAATTCAGGATCTTCGATGAACCCTTTAGCAATCTCAGCGAATTTTCGATGAATCGCTTTCTAAAGCTATTTGAAAAGCTGGAAGGGTCTACATTGATTGTAGAACATAATAGCCTAATTAAGAATTCAGTCCACAATATAGTCCATGTTGAATATAAGGATGGTAAAAGTAATGTTAGTTCTGGGGCTTGATTTAAGCACTAAAACTGGATTTGCTCTGGTTCAGGACGGAAAGCTCCTAACTAGTGGGGTTATCCATCTAGTTGATTTCTTTAGGGAAAAGAAGAAAAAAGAAGGGTATCCTTGGGGTTATCGTATATTTGCTATCGAGATGGCTGAGCAAATCATGAGGAGAATCAGAGACTTATCTCAAAAGTATGGTAAAATTGATATAATCGCAATAGAAGAAACAACTGGAAGCAAGAATAATTATTCTCAAAAGATCTTGGAATTTATTCATTTCTGTGTTATAGATATATTATTCGAGACCCAACTAGATGTTGTTTATATTAGAGATGGAGTTTGGAAGCGTTTAATGGGAGCACAATTCTCGAAAGCTGAAAAGAGCAATAATGCTAAGATCTATCGTCTTAAGAAGAAGACCGGAAAGAAGGTCGTTCGAAAAGACGAGCAAGGTAATAAGCTTCGTAAATTTACGAAGAAGGATGCTTATATTAGGGCTGCAAATGAGCTTTATGATTTAAATTTGGTTAGGGAGGACGAAGATCAAGCGGCGGCTATATTAATAGCTTCCGCTGTATTCAAGAATCCTCCATTTTGTAACGGAGAAGTAACGGGTGGAAAATAATTCAGACTTTTTAGGTGAAGATATTAAGAGTCAGCTTTATAGTCAGCTTAGGGGTCAGCTTGGGAGTCAGCTTGAGAGTCAGCTTCATAGACAGCTTTGGAGTCAGCTTGGGGATCAGCTTTATAGTCAGCTTTGGAGTCAGCTTCAGAGTCAGCTTTGGAGACAGCTTAGTGAAGATTTGAAGGAGAGAAGTGAATAATGTTTGACAATTATTTAAAATATGCTATATTAATTATAAGTCTTTGGATAATTCCCTTTGAAACGACCCAAGCGGATTCAATATCTTTGAGTCCCTTGGGTCTCACTTTTCATGGAAAAAGTCAATCCGAACTGGCTCCATTGGCTCCTAGAAAGCTAGACAAGAATGCAGATTGGACTTGGCACCCAGAAGTTAATTTAACGTATAAATCTAAGCATATGCAATATAGTGTATTCTTTATGAAAGATACAATTAATGATCCTTCTGGAGGATTCTTTCTAGGACCCAAGATTGACTTCTTATCAGTATTTAGCGTTGGTGTTGTGGGTGGTACTTTAGTTCGTCCAGAACGGCATTTCCCTTTATTCTCCATTAAAAAGGCTGGAATACAAGTTATTCCTATGGGAGGGGCTACATTTAGTATTAAAATACCTCTTGACAAAAGAGTGTTTTTAGAGAATAATTATCTATTGAATGGATACGTTAACCACGGAACAATTGGCTTAGGAGTAAACTTTTAATGCGACATTATATCGGTTTTATAGTTATGCTGGTTTCGACTAATTTGAATGCAAAAGATTTATATCTTGGTAATTTTGAAGAAACGGGTGAAAAGCTAGAATCCGTGTATTTTGATACGGATAAAGCCAATATTAAACCCAGTGAACAACCTAAGATTGAATTGAACGCTAAGGTAATTAAAGAACAAAAACTTAAAGTCATTGTTATTGGTAATGCGGATAGTCGTGGAGATAGATCGTACAATATCGAATTGGGTGCTCGTAGAGCTTTATCGGTATCATTAGAACTAATGAATCAGGGAGTTGAGCAAAAGCAAATTATTCTCGTTAGTTATGGTGAAGAACTACCAGTATCGAAAGAATTAAAGTCCAATCGCAGAGTCGATACTGTATCTATTCGAGCAGTTAGAGAAGTTGTCAAGATTCAAAATAAGAATAGAGTTATGGTGCACGGTGGTGTCGGACCCAATGGATTGAAAAACCTAATTTTAACACAAACACATGCTAAATTTGAACAGAAATATGGTCCAGTATTTGGGCTTGGTTATTCAAGATTGGTTACGGAAACTTGGAGCGTTGGTATTACTGGGTTTAGTAATAAAAGTGGATTCTTAAATATTGGATTTGATTTTTAAAGGAGAGAATATGAAATTAATTAATACTGTCATTTTAACTATTACGTTACTCGGTTGTGGTAATGAAACTGTTGAACTTATTCAAGCTGGAAAAGATGGCGCTTCCGGTAGTAACGGTAAAGACGGGTCGTCTTTCAGTTGTAAGCAAATCAATGCAAGTCAGCTTCAATGTTCCGATGGATCTATTATTGATCTTCTGGCCGGTCCGGCTGGCAAAGACGGAGCTGATGGCAAAGACGGAGCTGATGGCAAAGACGGAGCTGATGGCAAAGACGGAGCTGATGGCAAAGACGCTGTAAAATTAACTAAAGTATTGGCCCCTAAAAATAAGTGTACTAAAGTGATGGATGGTCTTTGGGTAGAAAACATTGATAATGGTAAGGTGTTCGATGTTTATCCCAATTCCCAATGTGAAGACAATCTTATCGAATACTGCGACAACGTGGTTCCCTCTGATGACGCGACCGGAGAAGTGAAACAATACAAGGGTTCTGGAACTGTTTGTTGGGCCGGTAATCTTATGTTATCGGGAGTTAAGCAGAACAATGGGGATATCCTTGTTTATATTCTAGATTTTAATTGATTTTATGGGAAGTATCCCGAAACAACTTTCAATCTTTGGAAAAATGGTTCCTGTCTATTTGGTGGAACAAAGTGTCATTTCGAAGTTAGCTAAAGATAAGGATTCTATAGGATTATATATTGATGGTAAAATATATATAACCAAAACTTTAGAGAAGAAAAAACGACATGAAGTTCTATCTCACGAAGTATTCCATGCGGTTCTAGATATAAGTGGCCTTAACGGACTAATTTCAGGAAAGATCGAAGAGGCCATTGTAACGGCATTAGAAAGTTTGGCACCATATCTACATTTTGAGAAGAGTAAGAAATGATCCATGAATTACAGCAACTTAGATGGGTAACTACTAAGAAAGGTGAAGGAGTTCTTTGGGCTATGTTGGATTATGGTCCAGAATCCGATACATTGTACTTGGTGTGTTTAGAAAGCGGAGAGTTGTGGTGGTTGCCACAAAGTGAAATCAGAGCCCATGTGAATCATTCTTTATGGCGAGATAAGCCAGTGCGGTTGGATAAATGAAGCTTCATTCCTTGATCGTAGACGACTTTCTGGAACGAGCTGACGAATTTAGGCAGTATGCTATAGAACGTTCTTATGAAGGCGCTGTAAACCCACAGGACGGCGTAACCTACCCAGATATCTCAATTGATATTCCAGAACATATTAAATTGGAAATCCATACAAAGTTGGAGTATTTGATGTCCGAGTTCGACGAATTCGAGCAAGGTCAAATACAGCCCAAAATGACATTTATGCGGATGTCTAAAGAAGGTGTACATGTTCCCCATCAAGCTCATACCGATAAGAATATAGCAGACTATACTTTCTTGTTGTATTTAAACAAGGATGAGGATTGTCGGGGCGGTACAGACATTTTAGAACATATTGAAGGGATGAAAATCCACCCTCAAACTCAAGAGGAAATCGACATTTGGAAGCGAGATACGAATAACTCAGAGAAATGGATTAAAGTAGGATTTTGTCCGATGGCCTTTAATCGGGCTTTTATCCTACGTTCGGACCTATTTCACCGATCAGTCCCAATAAATGGATTTGGTACTAATCAATTTAATTCTCGATTAGTTTTAATTTCATTTTTTAATATTATATGATCCAAACAA